TGGAGTCCATTGTATTAACTTCATATCATTAAATAAAAAATTTAAAAACTCTAGTTTTGTATATAATTCTTTTTTATACAAATAATGATCTCTATTTACTAATATCTCTTCTATTGTAGATTTAGAAATGGTATCAAACCAGGTCAATGACTTATCAATAAAACTAGGTATAACGGTTTGGAATTTATTTTCCCTATTTACTAATCTAAATCTACCTATGGAGGACCAACCAATGATAACTAAATCTCCTTTATTAATTTTAGGAGCTTGTTTTATTATACTTTCAAATATAGTATCGTTATCCGAGCCACCATATCCAAAGTGTTGTATATTTACTTCTAATTCTTTTGCTATAATATCACCAAAGTATTTAGGAACATATCCTTTCCATTTACAATAATCTCCATCCCAAGTACCTAATGTGTTATCATTAAATGGAGTAGAAAAAGAATCTCCAAATATCCATAGTGTTTGTTTATTTTCCATATCAATAAATATCTAAGTAAGGTAATAGAGAATGATTATACACTAAATTGTTTACTACCTCTTTGTTCTTCATAGCAAGGGTATTGGCAAGCTCTAACCTTTCTTTCCACTCACTATCCTCCATATCTAACAACCACTCTATATTTCGTTGTAATAGAGGTAGATAACTATCCCACCCATCTTTCAATACTAAAAAATCCCTCATATCCCAATTAGAGTATAGTTCCCATAACTCATCCGTATACAAACTTCTATACGGTTCTAATCCATATACTTTAAATAGGGAATGTGCCGTTGGGTCACTATGTATAAATGGTTTACCTAAGAAAAGGTGTTTAATACTCTTTTCATTCCACTTAAGGGATGTATCTCTACGGGCTTGTATGGAAAAGGTTTCGTATACTATTTCTATATCTGATTTCAATGTTTGGTCTAAGAATTGTAAATTGAACCATTCTCTTTCAGTACCAGCATTATTAGAATCGATAAAGTTTAATTCAAATACGCTGTGTTTATATTCCTTCCTGTTAGTAAAGAATAACTTATTATGTGTATTATGTTTAAAGTTAGTATATAGATAATACCTAATCTTATCAATCATATGTTTGTTTATATGGATTCCAATCCTCTTGTCCTTTGGATGGTGTTTAAAGATTTCATATCCATTAAAGAAAAAGAAACCATTGAACTGATGTACATTATGATAACTATGCATCATCATCTTAGGTAGGAAATGGAAATTGTTAAACTTAGCCAAATTATCCCAAAACACACTCACATTATTCATACCAGCTATCCTTTCGTATAACTCATTACTATTCATAGCTTCTATACATAACCAATAATCTTCAGGATGTTTATCTATAAGGATGAATTTTTTTTCTGGATTTTTTTCAAACTCATTTAGTAAGTTCATCACTTTATATAGTGGGAAAGTACCCGTCAGTACAAATATATTAATATCACCCAGTTCTATCGTTGGGTCTAACCCAGTATCTTCCCTAATAAATGTGTTACGAATATATTGTCTAAACTCATACCCACCATGTTCAAACACAAATGGTTGTTCTTTATCTAATTCAAATTTCTTAGGATACTTCTTTTCTAATTCTTCAAATTCACTACGAGTCCAAAACAGGCACTCTTTACTATCTTGATAAAGATTTATTTTCTTCATTATAACATTGTTAAATAAGGTACTACCTTTATAAATATATCATTTCCCTAGAGTGAAAATTTTTACCCAACAATATGTGTGTACCTGGTTCATATATAAAAAAAATTTAATTTGTCGACTTACAAGAAATGGAGAATCTCCACTCTCACCAAACCCTTGCTGGCACTACGTTTGCGGCGAATCGATGAAACCCTTGCTGGCATTGCTTTGTGTGTGATTGGATAGGACCCTTGCTATGATTGGTTTTGAGAGGACATGAAAAAACCGGAATGTAGAAACATCCCGGTTAAAATTATTTTTCTTGCGTTTTTACTATGCCATTAGTGATATGTCCTTCGTAGTAGCTCACTATATAATCATATTAGATAAGGTTCAAAAACATGGTTTAGTTCAAGGGTAACCTTTTATCTTCTAATACTATGGCCAGTCTTCACTCTCGCATACTGCCTTCGAGTAGTTAATCTGCTACAATACCTTGCCAAATATTTTTTTATAGTGTTTCAAATTCTTCTTTCAATTCTTTTGTAATGCCTTTTATTTTCTTAGGCTCTTTCACTGCGTGTTCGTTCATCTTCAATAGGACCTCTTGCTCTATGTACTTATTAGCTAGGTTAGTGTTTACAAATCTTTTTAGTTCCTTTGTTCTATATACTACTGAATAGATATCTTGCATTAAGTTTTCACTATATTGTGTCACTACCTTATATTGGTTAAATAGTTTTTCTTTTATACTTTGTTTCTTTGTTACTTTCTTAGCTACCGCCTTCTTTGCAACCTTTGCTGTTGTTGCTTTACGCTTTGCTACTACTTTTGTTACTTTCTTTTTCATATGCTTTTTTAATGCTGTTTGCAAATCTGTCAATGCTATTAACTTACCGAAGCTCATTTCGTATTCTTCAAAATTAAATTTACAAAATTGGTTTATTGTATTAATACCAAATGATGCGACCATATCTGCTATCTTTTGTTTATGTGCGTGGTTTATGTATACTGCGATTGCTGTATCTAATCCGTTTGCATTTGTCATACCTTTGAATGATCTAAATTGTTGTGCTGTTAATTTCATATTGTGTTATTTATTTTTTAAAGAATTTATTTTTGTTACCGGTCCTATTTGTTTCTAAGCATTAGACCTACAATGCGTTCATACATTTTATACATTAAATCTTTTGACGTTTTATCGTTATTTAAATTTAATAAAGTATTACCATAACATAAGCCAGACCAATTGCGATTACCAGTTGATTTAGCAATTTGTTTAATATAGATTTTATTTTTAGATTCCATTACAGTCCTTACAGGTACCGAATAACAATAATCGGCAGTCGTACCGGTATTCACAGCTGTATTTGTTTTATATACATTGCCACTAACTTCAAATATTTTATTAGTGTACCATTCATCCGATACATTATCTTTATATAATTCTACTACAATCGTACCAGGTTGAAAATGTTTAATATCACTTTGTTTTAACGATACATCATTTGCATTACGACCATTATTAGCTTGTCCGAAATAGAAATTTACTTTGTTTAATTTTGTACTCATTTGTTTATGTTTTATTGTTTTTTGTTTATTGTTACCGGTCCTTTATTAGTTCCAGTTAATGTTACCTAAAATATCCGCTCCTTCTTCTGCCCTTAATTCCTTTTCTTTCTTTCTTATAATGCCATTAGCTATATCAATCATTGCTACAGTCATTTGTCGTGAATTTTCATTTGCCATAAAGGGACCATCTTCTTCATTGAAAATCTTTTCTAAAGTTTGCATTGTTGCCGCCGTTGTTATTAGTGGCGTGTGGTTGCTTTGTAACACTGCACATACTACGCTAAATAATTGCATTGCTATTTGTTCTTCGTTTGTTAATTCGTTTTTACTCATTGTTTTATTTTTTAGTGTGTTGAATTTAATTTGTATTCGTATCGTTGTAATAATTCCGTTTCTATTTTATGTGCTTCTGCTTTACCTCTCACTACTTCAATCAAACAAACATCATAAACATCAGGTCCAAATTTTCTCATATCCTTATACAACGCCCAGCCCCAATCTTCTTGCTTTGCTCTACTAACGTGTTTTTGAAATCTTCGTAAAACTGAATAGTTAAACCTTCTACCTATTGCTTGAGTAATACCTAAATATTGTTTGCCGTTGATTGTGTTAGTTAATTCGTATATGATATGATTTCTATCAATTCGTTTTTTCCTATTCATACTACTATTTGCTTTTAATTGTTTCTACTACTGTCTTAATAAATGCGTATACAAAAATTGTACTAACCGCGATAATCATAAACTCTAAAATTGTAATCATATAAAAAATTTAATTTGTGAAAAAAAGAAAAACCAAAATGTCAAAGAACTAGGCCCAATACATAATAAGGACCTTTTCAATACTTTTGTTATTTAACCCAATACCTTTCAACTCACGTCTAACTTCAGGAATAAATTTCTTTGTTACTTGTCCGTAACTCATTGGATATTGTGCGATAATACGCGTAATAGCTAAAGACTCTTTTTTCAATTCACTAAAGAAAGCCATCGCCTTTTTAATTTCGGTATTGTTCTTACATACTACCTTATGCGAACGACCCATAAAGTCTTTAAATTCTACTACTGAATTAGGTTTAACTGCCTGACTCATTTTACTCGCCGCGAAATTTAAATAAACGGGTTTCTCATTTCTGGCAGTATTGAAAGCCACTTCACTAAATTGGTTTGTTAATCTACTATTCATATATAATTTTTTTTTAATGTGACGAGTCAATCTCTCAACTCAATACATAAAGATACGACTTTTTTTAATACAAAAGGCAAACGGGCAAACTATTTTTAAAAGTTTTTTATAGATAATCAACAAGTTACATATATGTTTTTTTGTTATATGTTAGGACCGGACATAACTTGCTGATAATCAACGGATTGCATAACTGATTGATTTTCAGTACTTTACACAACTAATTGATTATCAGCAAGTTATAACTCGTTGATTATCAGTATTTTATAGGGATTTTCTAAGTGGTTGATTTCCAATGAGTTATAAAGTCTAGCTATAACTTTACTTTTCCGGGATTCGGTAAAGGGATTACTTTACTTTTATTCATTTTGTCGGACGTCACGATAGAATTAATAAAATAAATCTTTTCTACATTTAAATTTTAATTCATTCGCAATTTTATCTGCCTGAATTTCTAAAGGATTTTTATTGTAACCAAGCTCTTCATCAAATTTATAATATTTTTGTTTGCTTTGTTTGTAGTGACACCACTCGTGAATTATGGTATGAATAATTTCTAAAACTGAATTGTGTTGCGATTTATAAACCGAAATAATATTATCTTCAAAATCATAATCGCCACAATCTTCGCCAGAACTATGCCATTCTAATATAGGTAAATAGTGTCTCCTACCATTCAGGCCTATATTGTGTTTGCACCAAGTCATTACTCTCAATGCATGATTTCTTTTAAATTCTTTTATATTCATTAAATTGGCTTTTATAAAAAACAGACCGGGTGTTGCACTTATCAAAGGGTAAAAAGGAGTAACTAGCAACGATTGAGAATATTATGTATTATATTCTGTCCCAGTCTGTTATACCAAAGATACGAAATTTATTTTACACTACCAAATATTAAAGGTTTCTTTTTTGTGTGAACTAACTATGTAAAAATATTCCCTAAAAAATTTTGCGGTCCGACAATGTGAATGGATAAGGACTGAAAACTACTTTAATAGGTTTTATTTAATATGATAGTTCTTTGTATCCCTTATGTGTGTTGAATTGTGGGTGAATGTGGGAGTAAGTGGTAAAATATCATACATCGGACCTTATTATTATGTATGTATATATCAAAATATGTATATTAGTATATTGATATATCTTTTAGCTATTATGATATCCTCTAATCTTTATTTATTGTTTCATTCGTTGCAAATAAAATAAATAGACAACCTATACCCGTTTCACCTATCCACATATTCAATCCACCTAAAATAAATGCCGTTGGTACATACACTAAATTCCAAATCTTTTTAATCTTTTCCATTTTTATTTTGTTTTGTTTTATTAATTTATTCCTACTACTTGTATGTGTTCTAATAATTCTTTTATATTTTGTATTGTTTCTTTCGTTACTAATTGAACATATCTTTTGCCTCTCCTTTCCGTATATAACCTATACCATCTATGATTCGATTTTACTCTTTCTAAATAAACCCGTTGTATTGCATTCCCTATTGTATTGTGTAAAATAAATTCGTACTCCAATGTATTACTTATCAATCCTACATCAAATACTATCCATCCTTCTACTATCGGTTGGTGTCTTATCTTATATAGGTTTTTTATTATCAACATACTTTATACCCTTTTTCTTTTATTATTTACTTTAATTGTAGTTAGACGAATTTCCTCATACATTCCACTATCCCTATACCATATACACTGCCATAACTCTACATTCTCAATCCGTACATATCCTTTCTGCTTTTTATTCAATATGTTCATTAACCTACATTGATTAACTACTTCACTATAAGAATTTTTATTTTCATCTACTTCATATATTCTCTCTAATTCCATAATTGTTTCTCCGTTTACTCTTACATGAATTATGGAATCAAAATCTTCACTATAACTTAACATTGTATTTTTTATTTAATCTTCGTATTCAATCATATCGTTATCATACATCCATTTACTCATTTGTACGATTAACTTTTGGCTCTTATCATCCAGTCTCTTACTATCATTCACTAACCTATCTATACTCTCTTTACTTAATAGGATATATTCGTCTATCCCATCCATATTAGAGATTTTATTTATTATATTCATATCTTATTTGTTTTAGTTTCTTTTTTTTATTTCTATACCTTATACTATATACAATACCTATACCACTCTCATCTCCAAAGTTTAAATCATATGAACTATACCCATACACACTTATTCTCTTTGTGTTTATGATAGTGTGTTGATAGTATATTGATTGAGTAAGTGTATCTTCGTTTTGTTTCTCTATACTCTGTCCTTTTACTTTTATACTCAATAGACTGAATAGTATTATGATTATTATTTTTACTACCGACATTGTTTTTAGTTTCTCATTTTTAAGATTTGTTCTATTGAGTGTAACAACATTTCTTTTAATCTTATCATATCCATTGTTACATTCTGCCTGCTTTGTGGTTCATTACTATTGTATAGGGTATAGTAATTATATGTAAAACCGCTTTCGTTTTGGACTTTATTTCTTAATAGTATAAATACCTCATCTACTATTGGTTTATGTACGGACCGTAAATGTATTTTATAACAATCACTATCTTCATACATCCCTTCTATCTCATACCTTTCCGCCGTTCTAAAATTAAGGACTTCCTCACCTTTTAGTTTTTCACAATTCTTTATTACTAACATATGGTTTTATTTATTATAACTTTTTAAAACTTTAACACCTCTCTCAATCAGTTCATACATTTGATTTGCAAATCCATTCATATTACGGATTTTTTCTTTAGTGACACTTCGTTCAGTTGCTACCTTCCATCCCATTATAAAAAATTCATATTCATCTACTTCATAATTGGTATCTAATAATTTAATTAAAAACTGGCCTGTTTTTTCTGAATTTAAACCATGTGTATCTTCCATTGTAAAAATATATCCTCTTTGTATAGTATTATATTCTATATCTAATACTTTACAACCATTCACTGTCAACCCTTTTATCTTATTTATATTTTGTATCTTTAACATTGTATCTTATTTTATTGTTTCTAACATTTTTTGCATAAACATTAATAATCCTTCCTTACTTAATAACTCTTTATTTATTGTAACCATATCACTATCCCAGCTACTTATCAATTCATAGTATTCACCTCTACCCTCATAGTGATAATACTCTTGCTCCTTCTGCTTTTCACCTTTCGTTTCTCTATTCAAAAATATATGTACCATCTTATTACCAAAAAATGAATGTATACTGAATTGATAATAATCACCATCTAACAAACCAGCTTCTTTTACACCTGCTATCGTCCATGTCTCACCACCGAATTGTATTACCTTATGCTTTATTCTATCTATGTTTTTTATTATCAGCATTATGTTTAATTTAAGAATCCCATTAATTTAATACTATCCACTATCTTATCTAGTGTTATTTCATTTGGTAGTAACCATATTTGTTTTTTACCATTTGATAATAGATAGTAGTTTCTATGTGGATGATTTATATCAGGTGGATGAACTCTACTCAATGTAATTTCCCACTTCATTGGTTGCCATATACCATTCTTGCCACCTAAGTAATTTGGGTTATCAATGTAGAATCTATATACTAATTCAAATTCCTCAATGATTACCTTTTGTTGTAATTTACTTTTTATTTTATCTATGTTTTGTATTATTAACATTGTATATATGATTTATACTATCAAAAAAATTTCCCAACGACACTTTTTTCCCCCAACCCCCGCCCCACCAAAAAGTGTACTATATTGTTTGCATACAAATTATAATCTTATCTATCGTATCAAATTCATCTTTGTTTAACCAAAGTGTTTTACTATTGTATTCCATTACATACATTCCGTTATCGGTTTGCTTTCTATGTAGTAATATTGTTTCTACTGCCGGTTTTATACTCGCATCATATCCTAATGTAAATTCGTAATGATGTTTATGTTCTTTAACCCCAATGATAGTAAATGTTTCATTATATTTTTCCCCAATTAATTTTTGTGGATTTTGTATTGTTAACATAGTTATTTTTTTTGTAGATTTTGAACTGCCTCTATCAATCCTGAAACTTCTCTGTTTAACAAACCAATATTATCTATGATATCAACTAAGGCACTTACTATTCTATAATATTCAAATCTATTTTGTTCTAATTGATATTGTAAATCATATATTTTTATATTAATTTCCAACATTAACTTATTAATAGTTTCTATTATTGTATAAATGTTCGATATTGATTTGTCTACATTTTTCAATTTTATTTGAATTGAATCCGTTTGGATTTTTATAGAATCCATTTGTAATTTAAATAGATTAACTTGTGTTTTTAATACACTCAAATCATTTTCATATTTTACATTACTTTGTTTTAAAAGTTCTATCTCTGCTTTTAACTTATTAATATCCGTTGAATAATCAATTCTTTTTTGACAAGATGTGAATATTAGTATAATTGAAAATATTAATATACTATTTTTAATCTTTAACATACTATAACAAATCTTTATGTTCGGTAATTAATTTCTCTATTGATACCGCATTTCCCAAATCAAAGTTAAGTGACAGATATCCAAATAAGAAACCAATTGTAATTTCTACTGTCCTTTGAAATACCGGACTATCGTTTTTATCTTTTCTAACTGCACCATTGCGTTCTATTTCAAATCCAATTAGTGACCTGAAATTACTGAACATACTAAACTCTATTTTCATATTATTTAATTTAAATTATTTAATTACCACTTACTCAATGGGCACTTACTATCCGGACTTAAAGTTTTTGCAGATATATTACATCCACATCCGTTTGTTTCTTTTTTTGTTATTTCGTTTATTCCAACATTTTTAGTGCTACAACTATTCCCTATTCTCATATGACAAGAATTACATAATATCAATCTATTCTCTGCCATTTGTTTTATATTCGGGTCCAATGTTCCTATTCTATCTTTAATAACATTTGCCCAACCATTAATTATTTCATTTAGGTTAATCATAAATTATTTCTTTTTATTTTCTTTTCGTCTTTTAATACATAAATTGTGTAATCTTCTACTTCGAATCATATACCATATATTCAACCCATTTGCTATTCCCACTATTATTAATACTATTGTAAAAGGATGCATATTATTTTCTTTTATCTTTATTCGTATCATACAAATACCAAATGTATGCAATCATTATACACACCACATATAGTATTGTTTGTTTTTCGTACATTATTTAAGTAGTAAATCGTCTATATGTTCTAACAATATCCATTTGTTTTTAATATCATCTTTTGGTATAAACATTCTTTTAGTTTTAACTCTACGGGATGGTTTTGGTGATGGTTGCCTCATCCATAATTCATAATTATTATTGATACCCATTCGTTCTAAACATATTGTAAATCTTGGATTTTTATTATCATAACAAATTATAGTATATTGTGTTGGTAATTCATCAACACCTACAATTTTATGTCCATCGTTACCTAATGTTCTTCCATTTATCACATTGTAGTTCTTTATTGTTAGCATATAAAAGTATTTAAACATTGTAAAATATATTTCATATCACCTATTTGTGGTTTAGTTAATAAGATATATTCAGTTCCACATTTTAACATATAACTGCCTCCTTCATTCATTTGCCTACTCAACTCACAATTTTTAAATAACATTTCACCGGATTTTGTTAGATTAATGTAGTATTTATTGTAACCTTTCTTTATATTCAATACATACCAATCATCTTCTAAATCACGTCTAACAATTGCTTCACTATTTTGTATTACTATCATTATTTACCGCTTTTTTCTCGTATCCACTTATACATAAAATCAATATCTGCTTTCTCAATTTCTTTTTGAGATTCTAATTCATGTCCAACACAAGGTGGTATTTTTGCATGCTCTCTTTGATAATCGGTTTGTGTTTTTGGTTTTGTACCGATTGTACCATATTTTGCAAGTCTTTTTTGTTCTTGTTTTGCACCAACTAACCAACCTATCATAAATGATGCTATTAATAATACTATCATAACTTATTTAGTTTTTTATCTTCATCTAACATTTTATGTGAACGTAACATAATACTACCTTTGATTGTTCCTTTTAAATTATCTTCATCAATCAGTCTATCCAACCCCACATATGACGTAGTTTTGAATTTAATCATTTCAGCTAATGCCGCCTTTGCAATCATATCAGTTCTGCTTCGTTTGCCTTTTGTAGTATCAGTACCCAATAAAGGTGCATCGAAATCTACATCTATTTCTAAGTTAATTTTATATTTGAATCTCATATTAAAAAGGATTTGTTGGTGTGTTTTGATATGAACTGCTACCATATGTTGGTGCTGATGTTAATTGTATTTTCAATATTTCATCTATCATTTCCTCAAATGTAACTCTAAAAAATGAAATTTGCTTCATTCCTTGTTTTGTTATTTCGCGGGTGGTACTAAATTTTCTATCATCCCACATTGATATAAAAAATGTATCTGCATTTCTAGACATACCCGATAGAAATTTGTGGGTAGGTGTCAATACCGATAACTCCCATTTGGGTTTTTGTGGTAAGTTTAAATTTAATATTGTTGCCATATACTTTGTTTCCTCTGCATTATGGATTGGATTGATGATTGTATATCCTTTATAAGTAAACCCACTCAATTTTTCCCAACCTTTTATTTTCATAAATCCGGTTTTTAGTTTATCTTTGTGTGTTGGTACATCCTTTCCACCCCATACTCCTAAGTGACAACTTATATGGTCATAATCAATTAAATAATCATAATCAGTATTAGATGTATCACCATTACATATACTACACACCCACTGCTTCATATTATGATTTAAGATCTTTCTTAATATCCTCTTTCACTTTCTCCAAATATACCAATCTTTCATTTTGAGAAACAAAAGGTACACTCCAAAATTGACGAGTCTTTGTTTTAAACCAACCAAATACAAATGAATACACACCCATCACCAACCTAAGTTTAACTGAATTGAAATACATAGTTAATACAGGTAATGCAGGTGCTCCATGTGTAAGATATGTTCTAACTTTCTTATTACTTAACAAAGGTGTTGGATATCCATACAATTTTGTAACAGGTGTAAACTTATATGCAAAACCTGGTGTAAATATCTGGTCAAAAAATGCTTCCATTGCCGGTGTACATCTAAACCACCAAACAGGAGATATAATATAAATTCTATCTGCCCAAGTTATTAACTCTTTATATCGTTTGATAGTATCCTTTGTAAATTGGAATGTTATATTATCTTTGTATAAATCAACTACACATGTTTCCTCTTTATTCAATTTTAAAGTTTGTTGAATAGTTTTCATTATACCATTGTAGCAAAAACTTCTTTTATCAGGATGTCCTATTATAATTAAGTTTTTCATATTATATTCTTTATTGTTTACTATATAAAGATACGAAAAAATACCCATTTTTCCAACAAAAATAGGTAGTTTTTTAAGACTACCTATTGCTATTGCGTTTGAGAGGGTTCAACATATTATATTTTTTCTATATATCAGTTACATATTATATTTTTTATTAATATGTTCATATAGTATATCTGCGAATTTTTTGTGTCCGAAATAACCAGGATGTAAATCGGTACTCAATCCTTCTAATTCATCTTTTATAGTTAGGTTGTGTTTTCTTATCCAACCATGGAAATCATTATGATAACCAAGTTCATCATAAATTCTCAATTCATCTTTTAAAAGATCAGGATTTATTTTGGTTTGAATACTTTTATCACCTTCAAACCATATGTGTTTAATATTATTGAATTTTAAAAAAGATAAAAATGTTTCAATTTCTCTTATCAATTTTTGTTCTTCAACATCAATTCTAGTAAAGTTATCTAAATATGTAGTAAGTTCTTTATCACCATCTATTTTTTGTGTATCACTACTAAATTCATCTAAAAAGTATTTTCTAGTTGCGTATAAATGATTTCTTCTGCCTGAATTACTGAATGATTGATTTACTACCATCCAACTATCTAATTTAACTGAAAATACATCCATTCGTTGGAAGAAACATGGAAACTCTAAAACTAAAAATAACTTATCTTTTTTATCCCAATTTCTTTTTACAAAATCATATGCCAATCTAATTACTCTACCACTACCACCACCACTTGCTGCATCTGCTACATATTCAATTCCACCTAATAAAGTTGCTAAATGTGCTATATAAGTTGCATCTTCTTGTGTTTTCCAACTTACATTATATTTTTCTTTATAAACATCAGTTATTAGTGTTTTTTTATCATCTATTGTTCTAACTAATTCTAATCCACCGGCCGCACTATGTGAACATCCATTACTATATACTATTTCTATGTTATGTTTATTCATTATATAAATTGTTTACACCTTTCAATTGAATCGTTTTCTGCTCTTACTTTTGCGTTATACATCATACGAACTATCTCACCTAATTTTTCATTAGTTATAGTTTCATCTATTATGATTTCTTTACGAAGGGTTAATGTTTCTTTTGCTGTTTCTGCCCATTCTATTATTTGTTTTGCGTATTGTTTTTCCATAAGTTATATATCGGTTGGTAATATTGTTGTTTTATGCCCTTCATCTCCAAATATACGGAAACTTTTTACAATTCCCAAATCTGTTATTGTTACTGCTTCGACTTCTATTCCCCACCTTACTACATATTCTTTTACTTTATTGGTTATTGTTTCGTTCACATCCACCAAATCATCCCATGTTGTTAACTCTACTACATCTCTAATCATTCCTTGTGTCGTATCAATTAGGACATCGTTTGCGTGCATCACACCTAATAAATAAGTTTGTATGTTACTTACTTTGTATCTGATAATTGATTTCAATACAATACTTTGTTCGTCTAATGTAGTTAGGGTTTGTGAGGGTAAGTTGACCGACTGTGTAATAACAGGACATTCAACAATAGAATCAAAAAATGGTATCTTAAAATGAATACCAGGATATAATACTTTTATAAACTTTCCATATCTTAATTGTACTGCACCATTCCATTGTTCTACAATAACAAATGGTAATATATCCATACTAAATCTAACTAATAAATCTACTAACTTATCAAACATAACTTCTTTTTAATACTAATTATTTATAATTAAACCATTTATCGAAATCCGTTTGTTCCGGTGTTTCTATTTTCTTTGTGGTTTTGACCACTTTCTTTGGTTTGGGATTCATTTCACTTTTTAATGCTAACCTCTCTATATGTGAAAGGTCTGTCATTCTATACCATTCTTTCATTTGTTTAGGATCATCTATTATATAGAATCCATCCTCATCAATTTGTAGTGACATTTTCATTAATATTTTGAATATGTTTATGTAATCTTGCACTTACCTCATACCATTCTAGTTCAATACTCTTTTCAAGTAAATCATCTAACATAGTTTCATCAAATTCTAATCTATTTTGTTCATCCGTATTATCTCTATAAAATTCCAATAACTCTAACATAACGCCTTCCATAAAGTCGCTATCTTTCAATACATCAAACATTGTTTTTAAGAAAACTTTTTTATTCCATTGCTTCATATCATAAAGATACTACATTTTACCACAAATACAAAATATTATTGTGATTTTCTATTCTTTGCCTTTACATCAATATTACCTTTGGTATTTAATTTACCATTGGTTGTAGTTTTACCCATTTTGTTTTGTACTTTACTTTCCGATTTCATTATGTTTTTTAATAACATATCTTTTTGACTAAGTGGTTGTTTCATATTCTAAATCTTCTATTGTTTCTAAAAATATATAATCGTTGGATGTTTTAGGTCTTAATACATAATCGGCCCCATAGTATTTTTTTGCCAATTCCAAATCTTGTATTCGTTCTGCATTGATTGTTTTTTTAACGATATATAATTTATCATTAAACCGCATCAATTGTCTATTTAATAGAAACATATTATGTAGTTTTTCTATAAATCTTTACTTTCTTTTGAATTACTTTTCTTCCTTTCACTTTCTTTTCTTTGTTGTTCATCTAAATATTCTTTTAAGATTTTACTTCCTCTTTTTGTTTTATACAAATCAGTAAAAGAAACCCGTATACCATTACGATATACTCTTAATTCTAGTTTATCATCATTCTTCAAAAGGAAGGTGTGCCACTCCGGTATAAAGAATTGTTTTATTTTTCTAAAGATATTCATAATCAAATATAACTATTTTTTTAATAAATTCAAAAAATTATTGAACATATTTTGTATAAAAAAATACCACTATTCTAAAGTTGAATAATGGTATCGTATTAAGTTTAAATATTTAGTATTATAACTAAATACTTGGTATGAATTTATCAACTTCTTCTACTAAAGGCCACATAGGTGCAATTACAGTAGCTAATTCTTCTGCACTTTCTTTTAAATCTTCAGCATTTTCGTAATCTAAAATATCAGATATTACATTGTATTTTGGAAAATCTTCTTCATAGATTTCAGTAGGAATCCACTCATTATTTTGATTTAGAACCAAAACACCATATTTGTTTTGACTTACTAAAACTTCGTTTTTGTCTTGCATTTGAAATGAATCAAACATATCAGTATGTAGCATATTCTTATCCTTTTTTGTTTATTATAAATATAAAGATTTTATCTATTATTGTTGTTTTCTAATAATTTAGCTATTAAATCATCTGTAATATCATTAATTGAATTAATTTTAATTGAATTAATTTCATTAATTGATAATATTATACCATTATCAGTTATTTCAATAACTAAATTATCCTTAATTAGTTTAGATATTATTGTATCTGTCATAGTGTAACTACTCCTCTTTTTTGAACTACTTTTGTTGCACAATCATTTGCAAACTGAATACTACGTTCTATACTTGTTGTTTTTAAATAACTAATTACTAAACTTGCCATAAATGTATCACCTGCACCACTTAAATCTCTTACTTCAATATCATTGTTTACAGGATACGTTATACCATTATACATTGCACCTCTTTCACTCATTGTAACTATTAATTTATCATTCCAATCTTCGTAATTTGCATCTTTACATTGTTCCCATTCCCACTCATTTATCTTAATGAATGAGTATCCTTTCATTTTATCGTTTATTGGTTTTTTGGTATCAATAAAAGTAAGTGGATGTGATTCTGATATTTTTTCTAAATCATCATATGTTAAATATCCCTTATCGTAATCACTTACAATTACTGCATCATAATCACCAAATGGAACTCTTTTAATATCAAATGAATTACTAACCTTATCATTACTATCAATTCTAATAATTAGATGATTTGCCTTTTCCTCAACATATCTTGTCTTTGTTATTTGTTCTTTGTTAGTAACCAATTCAACTTTCTCTGCACCCAATGATTTAAGATTAGCAACTACATTACCCGCCATCCCCATATTTGTAATTGTTCTACTCGGTTCAAATATTGGTATAGGTCCTTCGGGACATAATCGTTTACAATAGCCATATACAAATACATCCGTACAACTATCTCCTATAACTAAAACTTTCATACAACAGGTTTCTTATAAGTATATTGTATATCATTTTTAATACAATCAAATAAATGATTTGCCATTCTCTCATGTCCTAATTCACCAAAATGTCTATCATCTTCTAAACACCATTGTTCAGGATGTAAATCTTGCCATTTATAATAAAATGAAAAGTTTGGTGATTCTATTGTATAGTTAGGAGCAGGTATAAATCTATATTTTTCAAAGTATCGTTTAAAATCAATATGAGTCTGTCCTTCAACTGACCATAGGTAAATTGGGATTTCAGTATCATTACACCATTGATGTACTTGTTTACCAAACCATTTAAAATTTAAATCTCTCAATTCTTTATTTGCATCAACTAAAGATTGTTGATGTTTAATAAAAAAATGTTCTAAATCACCCCATTGTGCTCTTGTTGGATATATGTTAAATCTATCAAAGAAAGTAAATTCAAATACCACAATATCACCTTTTTTGATTTCATCCCTTCTATCTATAAATTGTAATATAGATACCCAATTACATTGTCCGGCGTGTGCTTGATTAACTAATTCTAACCCTAATTTATTTGCCAATTTACCTGCCCATGTATCTTTTTCATCATACGGCATTATTGCACCTCTAAATCCAGTTGATAACGAACATCCAAATACCCAAAGTTTATTTTTCATCATCACTCCAATTTAAAAAATCTTCACCCTTATAATCAGGATGATTTTCTTTCATATTATCAATACCTCTTACCCAAAAAAATGAAACGATTGCAGCCAGTATAAAGCTGCAACCGATTCCTATCACATAACTCATTATCATATCTTATTCTTTTATTTCTATTGAACTCCAATCATTTGTTTCAGTGTCCCATATCCATATTGGATTAGCTAATTCGTATCTAATATCTAATAGGGATGCATTCAAACTTACCATACCTTTTACCGGTACTTCGGTTTCTTCCTTAATCATTCCACCACATTCATGTATGTGTCCAAATACGTGGACCTTAGGGTGTATATCGTTGATTCTATTTGCTAACATCTCACACCCTACATTATAATTACCTCTTACACTAATATCCAATCTACCATATCTAGGTGTATGTGTTGCTAAAATATCAATACTACCATCCGTTGGAACTTTCCTCCACACTTCATCCATATCATTGTTTCTATGTTTCATAAATGCCCACATACCATAGATAGGTGACCATGGAGAACCATATATACCAATTCCATCAATATTAATATACTCATCTTCTAAATAAGTAACTGATGGGTTTAATTCTAATAATTGTTTTGTTCTTTCTTTGTTTTGAAATACAAAATCATGATTACCCGCTATCAATACTTTATGTTTAGCGTTTTGTTTTGAATACCAATCCATAAACAAATCGGTTTCTGCAAACTCACCATATCTACTACAATCCCCACTATGAATCATAATGTCTACATATGGTAATTGACCATATAATTTATCAATTTTCTCGTGACTACCATGTGTGTCACTAATGAACATTATTTTCATAACCAATTTTCTTTTTTAACTCAGCTAATATTGTATCATCATTAAAACTATTCATAATAAAATTATAGTTTTTATCTATTCTATCTTCTATATCTTTTTTATTGTATATTCTTGCTATTTTAGCTATTGATAATCCATTTATATATTCTAAAGCTGATATGAATTTATTTATTCTTTCTAATTCCTCACAATCATCCCAATTTTCATCTAAACCAAATACATCTTCAAATGTTTCTATTCCATTTTGTTTAAGTAATTTGGTAAATCCTTTACATTGTAAAGTTAAGAAAATGTTTTTACATAACCAAGCTCTTAATGTTTTTTCCGTCAATCTATAATCATCATCCATATCACCACTACTTTCAATTATCATTGATACATATGAATCTAATGATTGTTCATTTATAGTATCATACATATCGTTTGAATGTGATGCCTGTATAATTCCTAATTCAACCTGTTCTCTATTTTCGTATAACTTAAATTCATTCTTATACTTTGAAATAAAATCTGCATCAATCCCCAATTTATTTTTTTTATCTCTAAATTCTACAAAATCTTTAATTGTATCTATATCACCAAATGTATTGTGTTTGATAATGTTTCCAAATGTAAAATAACAATCTAATAATTCTATATTTTTCTTTTTTAGAATCTCAAATGTCTTTAGTCTGCGTAGATTAATAGAACGATTAAAAAAATTGTATTTTCTATTTCTATTAATTGAATTGATATATGCTTTATCTGAAAATGCTTCTTTGAATGGAAACATCTTAGCTTCTAAACTCATATCATTATCAATAGAATAAAAATCTATATGTGATGTTAAGAACCATATTGAATGATTAGCATTTTTGTTTTTAATTATATCAATCCTACGATGTTCATTACAATACTCATGACTGATAAATAAAAATATAGTAATTTTGAGTTTAGGATTTACTAATTGATTTAGTATATCAATATCATCTAATTTAATAAATAATACATCACCAGATTCAATATCTTTTATGTAATCATAATCATTTAACTTAATATCGTATAAGTTAAATCCTAACTTACTAAAGTCCAAATCACCATAACCATTACAATAAAATAGTTTCATTTACAATCTTAAATCTTTAATCGTATCAACTATATCTGCTTCAGTTTTATAAATTTCTTTTAATTTATCCAATGCTTCGTTATAAGCCATTTCAGCTATCTTTGCCGCATCATCTAATTTAATATAACTAAATGTTTCACCATCTTTATTTTTAAGTGAAAGGAAGCCAGTTGCTTTTAATTTGTTTTCCCAATTCATATGTATTACTTTTTTGAATAAGTATTATCATTTGTAAGTTTCCGTAATAAATCTTGCTGTCCTTTTGTAAAGTTACCTTTTTCCGTCAAATGTTTATCTAAGGATTCTAACAATTTAAGTTTACGAGTAAAGTAATCTCTTGCTTGTTCTAATAATAATCTATCGTATCTGCTCATTATTCAAATTGTTTTGTTATACTATTTTGTTTCCAATATTGGACTGTACTTTTATCACTAACATATGCATTAATTGAATATAATCCATCTTTTTCTTTTTTAAGAGTCATTTGATATATCCAAAATCCAGCATAGTTTCTATCTCCTGCAACAAATCTATTATTTTTTATAAATTTATCACTAACATCTTCATATCCATTTCCCACTTTTTTATAAATGTTAATTAAATAACCATTAGACCAAACGGATGTATTATCTCTCGTTCTGCATAAAAATATTTCTTTAATACCATCATTATCAATATCTTCACATCCAATATCCATAACCAATTTCCATCCTAATATATTTGGTTCAGTTATATCTACTTTTTGAAATGATAAATTGTTATTAAATAATATAGTAGATTTTGCTATTGAATTATTATTTCTCTGTCCTTCATCACCGGTCATTATAATATCATTTGTTCCGTTTTTATCTACATCCATTATTTCAATAGTAATATAGGCACCTAAATTATCATTTTTAAAATCTATATTTTGCTTTGTAAATCCCCCTTTTCCATTTCCTAATAATAATACAGGTTTACCTGAACTTATTACAATATCAATATTACCATCACCATTTAAATCGCCAGATGCACCACCATGCCAAAAATCTCTACCTAACATTGATAAATCACCTAACTTATATTTTCCTGTAATTCTATCACTTAATAACAATGTATTTTTTTCTAATGCAAAATGTTGAGTATTTACATTTTCATATCCTGAATTAATTAAAAACAAATCAGGTAAACTATCATTGTTATAATCACCCACTATTGTTTTTCTGGTATTTTGATTTCCTACATAATCATTTGGTAACATACTATTATCTCTAATATATGTGTTACCATAATAAATAAAAACCTCTGGTTTTAAATTAACTTCACTACCTGTACTATATGGATAAAATATATCTTCAAATCCATCGTTGTTCATATCAACATAAACGAATCCTAAATTATTATTACCCTTAAATTCACCAATAGTTCTAATACCAAATATAGTTCTAAGTGAATCTATATTAATATAGGTTTGTGCAACTCTCAATTCGTATGATGATTTACCAAAATAATAACCTTTCGGTAATTTTTCAATTTGAGTATTTGTAGGTAGAATTGGTTGTGTAACTACATCTTCTTTTTTATTTCTAGGAAACATATATGTTCCAGGTGCTACTTTTTCACATCCGAATAATGTCACTACGATTAATCCTAATATAATTTTTTTCATATCTTAATTTTTAACAAATAACTGAATACCCACTATAACAAATCCCAAACCTAAACATAATGCGTTCTTCATACCTAATGGTTCTTTGAATAGAAAGTGTGACATCAATGTAAATATAATTACACCAATACCAAATCCTAACAAACGCGAAGGCCATATCTGTCCACCAAATCCTACTATAAGTCCATTTACACTTTGTATGTAAATCCACCCTAAAGGTAAACTGGCTAATATAACTAACCATTGATACTTTTCATGCCACCCATATTTGTAACTACCTTGTAATTGTAGAAACGTTCCTATCTGTCCTAAGATACCAAATAAGATACCGATTATTATTTTATTGTAATTCATTTGTTATCTATTTAATTTTGTTATACATTCATCAACCTTATCTCTTAACTTACCACCATATCCAAAATCACCATCAACTTGTACATGTCTCCATTGTGGAATACCTAATGACTTATATCCAAAGTTTAATTGCATATCATCAATAGAAATCCAATTGGTAGGTTTGAATGACTTAACCCACATTTCAATCTCACATGCTCTATCCCATTGAATTGATGAACTGAGTTTCTTTTTAGGATTAAAGTTTGTTGTAGTATCCAATAAGTTCCACCTACCAATACCATAATGTTCAAATATCATACTCAACTGAATAAAACCAAAATGTTTTCTCCAATCGGATGATACTACTAATTGTGCATCAGTTTGTTTTATAATCTCACTCAATGCTTCACAATCGGCTCTGTCCCATGCGTAAGGTATTGTAAACTCATTCATCGTTCCTTCCATTATTTTCACTTTACCATCTCCCCAATTACCCCACGATAATGGGCCATCTATGTCTATGAATATTGCTTTACCTCTCATAAATTATTTGTTTGTTATATTATCCCAATCATACAATACATCTTTTAAGTAGTTGAGTAATGTGAATGGATTTTCTATATCATGCAATCCAAAATTATATTCTAATGGTGAACTATTTATACCATCCCATAATCTCATTCTATATGAATCGGTATCACCCCAATCATGATGTCTATTCATTTTAGCTACGAAAGTTGTTGAATGTATGTTATCATGCTCAAATGTAAATTGATAATAATCAGGTTCTTGTTTCCAATCCATCACTTCAATATCTTGTGAATTGATTGATACTATTTTATCTATATTCTTTATCGTTATCATATTATTCGTATTCGTTTCTATCAATATTAATTACATATGGGAAACGAGGTATTCCATCTGGTGTTAGATTGAAATACTTAATCGTTGCTTGCTTGCCTATTAGTTTCTTTTTATTCTTTAACATTTCGGCAGTTTCATCCCACGTTCCTTTTACATTTGATTTGAATCGTTTACCTTCAATCGTTTCAAATACCATATAACCAGCCGTTCCAGTTCTATTACCCTCACCCTCTACGATATCCAAAATAGTATATTCTTCATCAACAAACGATTTATGTTTCATTAAAGATTTACTTCTCTTATTCTCATACTCTTTATTCAATCGTAACATCTGACCTTCAAATCCATTATCCACATATTCCTCATACAACCCCATCACTTCATCTTCATCATTACAAATCTCAGTTTCAACTTCTACACAATGCTTACTGAATGAATTGTAATTTTCAAACAACTCATTTAATCTTTCACATCTTTCACCAAATTGTATATCGTTATCAGGTAAATCATAAATCCAATACTGAATATTCTTTTTACTTTCTTTCAAATCGGTATCATTTGGTTTAGTTTTCTTTACCAACGATACAATCTTATTAAAGTCATTTGCGAACTTGTCAGCATATAACTCACCATCCAATATCAATTCAGGATATACTTGAAATATATCATCCAAACTCTTTCTAATATGTGGTGCTGAAATGATTGGTTTACCATTTCTACTAAACATACCATCTTTTGTCACTACACAACGAATACCATCTAACTTAGGTTGTGAAAAGATTGGGTAAGTAATCTTATCTTTACTATCTTCCCACTTACTTGCCAACATTGGTTCAAAGTATTGTTGTTTGTTAATGTGTTTGATATTCTCAAAGTAACCACTCTCTAACTTCTTTGTTCTCTTTGCTACGGCTTCTGCCATTGTTTGTTCTTTATCCGTAGTTTCGTTTGCTCTACCTACATTCTTACCATAACAAATTGTCCATTCATTCGTAGTAATAGCACCACCAACTTGTCCACTATGAGTTCGGTATTTGTTACCCACTACTTCAATTGTCCATTCTTGCGTTGCACCTGTCTTTGTCTTTTTGTATATTGTATCTAGTTTCATATTATCTATCGTTGTTTAATGTGAATAATTTTCTTTCAGTTTCAGTATAAGGTTTGAACCAACCTTTAATTACTCTATGTGTTAAATCATCTCCGTTACTATCCCTATCATTGTATTCTTGTTTTACATTGGTTAGAACTTCATCCAACAAATCACTTGCATCATATTTACATATGTTGATAAGTGCGTGTAGTTTTTCTTCAATTTGTTTTTCAACACTACGGCCGTTTCTATAAACTCTATCATCATCACTCATCATATAAGAATAATCGTGTCGTTTCACTTCACTCATAAACTCAATGTGTAATTTACTTTCTTCATCATACGCATCATTGATAAATGCATTCTCATTGTTACTTTTCATATTTTTAGATTTTAAGGTTTGTGCAAATGCTACAATTTGATAATAGTTCATATTATAATTTTTTATTATGTGTCGTGTTTTATCCTGTCGGTAATAATCAAAGATACGACTTTTTATTGGACTAACAATGCCTTTTTTAAACTATTTTTACCTAAAATAAAGATTGTTTATTGAGTATCAACGAGTTACGTCTTAATAATTACCCAATGCCATAAAGATTTATAACTCATTGAAAACCAACAACTTATAACTTGCTGATAATCAATGAGTTATGCTTTTATCCATATATTATGATTATTTAATATATGAACACTACAATTTTTGTATTTTTTCCATTACATCTGTCACATCTTCAGGTCTTAAATAACCAATCACATCACCATTAGCAACTGAATTATCATAATGCACTTCACCATTACTATCCAATACTGCTAATTCATATAAGCCTCTATCACCACCATAAGAGTATTGATGTTTTACTACACTTGCACCGAATCCATTATCAAATTCAATACGGCTAATTATACCATTCAATCCATCTGCCATTGGGTGTGGTTTAAATTCCAAGTCTTTAAATTGTTTCATATGTTTATTTTTTAATTGATTTAATATGTTTACACGTTTGTGGTGTTTCTTTACTATACATAAATGCAGGACAACTACAACTCCATAAATCAAAAATTCCACCTACATTTTCTGTCACTTCGTATGTTGTATTAGGACCTGAACTACTTTGTACATTATGTTTAACTTCTACTACATCTACATTAGTTATTCCTGCCATATCAGGTTCTATGTTAGTTAAATCTACCTTAGATACCACATCCATCATATTACTATATACAAATTCTTTAAATGCATTTACGGTTTTCATTAAAAATTTTGGTATAGGCAGTTTTTCATGTAAATACCAACCATCCGTTCCTTCACCCAATACACATATCTTAACATTGTATTGTTCGTTTTCCCAATCCATTTCAAATAGAACTACATTATTCCAACTATTACCAATCCCATTATTCATAACAAAAAACCCTTCTTTGCTTACATCTATATTTACTATTTGACTACCTATTGGTAAACTTTCATTATCTATTTTGTGGAAATTTTCTGGCCTTCTCATATCTTATATATTTTAATTTTGTTTAATTTAGTTTGTTTATCTTTATCTCCAATTAATATATCAATTCTATTTCTATATCGTTTGTTCATTACATCATGTACCCTATACGTGCCATCATATTTACCGGCTCCTGTTATTCTTATCTTTTGTCCGAATTTGTATTTCTTTTTTAAATCTCTACTAACTGCAATTATTCTATGTTTCTTTGGGTTAGTAATTTTAAAACCACTCGCAGTTATATTTGGTGTACTATCGGTTTCTCCTACATTTGCTTTATATGTGGTTAGTGTCACTATTTCGGGAGTAATCGTTTCAATCATTTTATTGATTCGTAACTCTTCACGTTCCATTTCGTAAGGTAAACATACCATTACTATTGAAAGTATTATATTGTAATTCATAACTTATAATTTTCTTTTATGTCTTTCTTCAAATTTGTCCTCTATCAATTGTGCTGCTTTGGTATATCCTTTATCTTTTAGTAATATAATTGCAAACATATCAGCTGCAATTTCATCATTATCGTTTCTTTCCTTTGTGTGTTTTAAAAGTATGTGTGCTACTTCATGTGCTTCTACCCATTTCAATTCATCTTTGGTTAGTTTTACTTCACCATCAATGAATACACAACCCGAACTTGTTTCAGCAAAACCAAAACCACACATATCGAATAAAGGTTTCATCACTCCGTATCGATAATCATCTTTACCTAAAATAGCAACAGCAATGTCACCACGGAACTCACTAAAATATGTTTTTGTTTTCATTATCTATTTATTAATCGTTCAATCATAGTTTGAATTTTTGCAGGCGTTGATATGTAATCTTCATCAAAATGTCCATTACAAGTTACAACATAGTTTCCACTATTTGTTTTTTCATACAAAGATATGCTAACTAAAAATGGTTTAATATTTTGTTTGTATATTTCAATGTCCATTCTTAATATTTCAGGTACACTAAATGATGTTGGTAACCATTTGAAATATAATCCATATGTTTTACTATGTGTACTACTACCTAATTCCACAACTTCGGTACATACATATTGTTGTGTATTAGCATGAAATAATGGAATAGTAAATACCTTATCAATTAACATCATTGGTCCTCTTTCTTTCTTTGGAAATATTTTTTTCATTTGTTATCTATTTTTTGTTGGTGTTCTAATACTTACTGCATCGGTTGTAGTTTGTGTTACTAAATTCTTTTTAGTTAATAACTTTGAACAATCCGAACATTTAACTTTTGTGTTATCCAAATCATTATCCCAAAGATATTCTTTTGTTAATGCCCCACATTTACATTCGTAAGTTCGTTGTTTAAGTGTATTTTTCATTCTACTAAGTTTTACAATTCCTCAATAATTCCTAATATCTCAGCCACTATAAAAAATGAACCGGCTGGAATCAGTAAACTATTCACTAATGCGATACCTGCTATAATCCTTAAAATTGATTTAGCTACACTTATTCTAAAGTGCCAATTTGTTTTACTTTCTTTTACTTGCATCTTTTATTTTTTAAAATATACAATATGTGCTGGTTCTTTAATTTTTTTACCACCACCATTATATTCACCCCATCCTTGGTCAGGATCTCCTTCACTTTGTGTTGTTGGTATCTTACCTGTAAAATACTTTTCTAATACTACCGCAATACCATCACCTGGATTATCATTAAACATCATATCACATACATCACTCCAATGCATTTTCCATTCAAACGAATCTTCACAAGTTTTGTCTTTGAATACTCTACCATATGAATCGTAATGACCTCGCATCTCCTCTATAACCTCACCATTTTTTAATAGGTACAATCTTACCGCATCACCACTAAATGAATCTGATGCAACTGGCAACCCAGTCTCTTTACATATAAAACTAAAACATCCCATAACTTTTATTTTTTATTTTTTATTTGAATAATATGTTTACAATCTTTACCTCTACCGAAACCATGTGCGGGACAACTACAACTCCAAATGCCCTCATCACTAACTACTTTATATACATTTCCTTTACTACCACTTACTTTGTATTCTTTTCGTTTAGTTTTTGTCACTACATTAGTTTTACCATATTCTATTTTATCCCACAATGGTTCTAATTCATTCCAACTATAATGTCTATCTACTTTAACCCACCCATCTCCATCGGAACTACATATAACATACTTTTGGTTACTGAATACTCCTTCGTATGAAAATGGTGGATGATTTGATTTGAATCTCATTGTGTTATCTATATAAGGTTACAAATTCTCCGAAATGTTTATCGAATGTGTTTACTAAATGTTCGTAATTACCATCAATCATTTCTTTTTGAATGGCTCTACCATCTTTACCTAATTGTTTAGCTAATCTACTTGCCATACCAATCAATACAAATGCGTTACCATCCGGTCCCGTCAAATCAATTTCAATTCCTAACTTTTGTTTTTTACTCTTAATCATATTTTAAATTTTAATTTTACCACCAACTTGTGTAATATACGGTCTTACCTTGTTTGATTGCTTCCCTTGCTTTACTAACAAACTCCAAATCATCTTTGATTTCTTCATCACCATTACTACTTTGTCCAAAAAAGAAACCAGATGTATCTGGTAAATTATAATCTCTTATATCTTGTTCTAAATTATCTAAATCTTCACTATCCAATACAACACAATCACCATTGAAACTATCGGATGTTCCACCCTTTGAATCATATAACGATTGCATCCAACCATGTAAGTTTGGATGCTTTCTCCAATAGTGAACTTCCTCTGGTTTAAAATTCTTAGTTTCAAAATCTACTTCCGATTTCGGTTTTGCTTTAGTAGAAAAAGCATACATATCTAATCCCATAACTTTATTTTTTAGTATATTCTTTATTAATTATAATTCTATTTAAATCTGCATTAGATGTTAATTGTGCGATTTGTGAATATGTTAATTTTTTGATATCCACCTTATCTCCACTTATTGTCACTAATGTTACATCATAATACGTTCTCATATTAGTATTTTACTTTACCAAATGCCATTGCCATAGCTAATGTGTTTCTATCGTAAAACTCTACATTTTGTTTCACTTCGTTGATATCAATCTTACAATCAACTGTGTCACCTTTTGCATTACAACCTACAATCAAACCATTACCTGCAAACGGCTGATGTGCTCCTTTATAAACAAAGAAAGTATTATCATTATTATATAATCCCTCATCATCTACCATAATAGTATCACGCTTCTTTAACGAATGTGCTATTGTGAATATTTGAGAACCAATCTCTTTGTTAATATCATTGTAGTCAGATGTAATATCTACTTCAATAACTTGTCTATTTTTTGCATCAATCTTAATCGCTTTCATAATTTATTTGTTTTTATTTATTAATCTAATGAATTTCTATATGAAGGTCCTGCTGAACCAAAACTTGCATTTGATGCATATACTCTATCAACACTTCCTTTCTTAAAGGGTTTTACTTTCTTTGGTTTAATTCCCATTTTTCTATTGTATCTTTGCGTAAACAACAATATCAAATCAAAGAATCTATCTTTCCAAAACTCAATGTTTTTAGATTCTTTCTTATCATATCCGTTTACTCTTTTACTTACTCCGTATCTAGTCATAATAGGTTCACCGAAAATTGGTAAATATGTCACTACGGATGATTTACCCTCATTCTCTGCTTTTACTAAATACTCAATTGCCTTATCACATTCATCTAATGCTTCTTTGTGAAATCCGGCTTTGCTCATCATCTTTACTTGTTCTATTGTTAATGCTATGTTCATATTAGTTTTGTTTAAAGTTTAATTTAGAATATTTTTTCATATCGTACTGTCTCATCAAATCACCTGCATTATGTTTTAATGTAGGGTCCTCATATGATTGAGAAACATTTAATTCTTTCATCCATTCTTGAAACTCTAGTGTTGCTATTGTTTCGTTTCTTTCTTTTTCTAATTGCTCCCACATTATTATATTTGGGTCAATCTCATTGTTGTATATTGCCATTTTATTTATTTTTAAATTTATCAATCAATCCTATAAAGAATAACCACCACCATCTCGGAGTATAGAATATTAATACTATAAACACTCTAAAATTATAGATGAAGGTATTTCTAACTTGCTCAGTTATATTTTGTTTCATTAGTGTATGTGCTTGTCCGATTACCGGTAACATTAACACTAAATAAATTACTATAAATGTTTTCATATTAACATACATTTAATGTGTATCTACCATTTGGTTTTTTAGCTAAATACCAACCTCTCTTTGTTGATGGTTTTCTTAATGATTGGTGATGATGAATAAAACTACCACCATCAATCATAGTTTTGTTACCTCTAATATCAACATCATAATAAGTTTTTATTTCGGTAAAACTAGCATCATGTCTAACTTTCATAAACTGCCATATTTGTTTAGCAACCATACCATAAGGTTTTTTAGAATTTCGGTGAACTTTCGGTGTTTGTGTCACTACAACTTTATGATAAGTTTTGTTATGCATATTCATTATTACTTGATATGGTGTACCACCTTTACTTTGTATCGTATTGTAATGCCCATCTGCAAAACTCAATTTCATATTACCTAACATACGAGCAGTAATAACACTATTATCATTTAACTTCATATTCTGTCTATGAATACCTTTCGTACTATTATAGTTTGGATTCTTAGGATGTAAGTAAACATCAATATACTGAGCTAATCTCCAAGGTACATCATTTTGTTTCCACTTCATCCAATTCTTAACTACGGATTTTCTGTCACTATGACGACCTTTCAATACTACCCAACCAAAGATTTGTTCTAATACTTTTTTAATTTCTATAACCTGCTCCTCACTTTTCATTGGGATAGTTGCTATAAAGTTTTTTGTTCTATTGATACTCATATATTATCTTTTAATGTTTTTAATTACTTCGTTGATTGGATACCAGGGTATAAATCTATTCATATAGTTTGTTTTAATTAAAGATATTCAGGTCCGTATTCACTCCATCTTGCTGTACCATCTATTATGTTACCTCTAGCGTGTTTTGCTGGTGCTTTCCAAGTTGCTGGTTTTAATAAATCACCTTTCTTAATCGGTGCACCTTTCAAATCGCCATCCACTCTACTAATAAAACCCCAACAACTAGTCCCACTCCATAAACGAATATATTTGTTACCTATCTCAATAATCAAATCCGTTTTTCCATCCATAAAAGAATTACCTTTATAGTATTCTTTTCTTTTTTCATTTACTTCATCTATAAACTTTTTTACAATAGGGTTACCATTAAGATACTCTATTGCTTTTTCATCAGTTACTCTCATAATATTATTATTTAATCTATGTTATCTAATTTATTAACTTCATCATACAAACTAGTTTGTATTTTATTTCTCAACACTACTGATTTATTTAATTCATTAGTAAAGTATTCTATACTACTAATATTTGTACCCAACTCTTTTAAGTGAGACTCATTTTGTTCTACTAACTTACTAGTTGCATAATACAACTGATTCAATTCCAATAAATTCAATTCTAATTTCATATCTTTATATTTTATTTGTTTTTACGAGCCCACAATTTAGCGGCTTTTCTTTTTTTGTTAGGTACAATCTTTTGTTTATACCTACCATCAAATGCACCCGCTTCTTTTTGTTCGGTACGTTTGATAGTTCTTTCATAATGTGTTTTCATATTACTTAGCTAATGCCAATTTATTTTGAGCAGCTTTTGTTATCAAAGGGTTTACATCATACACACTAAACTTGCTATCCATAGGGATAATGAATTTGTTATGTGCAGTATCAATCTTTGTTCTAACAAACTTAAACTTCAATCCTACAATTACACCCGTCTCATCTAAGTGTCTCATATCGTATTCATCACCATCAATTACTTTGTAACCCATAAATGATTTGGGTAATTGTTTACCTTCAAATACCATTGCAACTCTACCTTTATTATTTTCTAATAACTCCAATGATTGTAACATATTGTAACCACTAAAAGAATAAGTTAAATCATAGTTAGAATACTTATTTAATAACTTAAAACGATTAGCAACCTTAGTATAATCATAAAATGTCACTTCGTTAAATACATCAAAAATCACCTTACCATTGAATTTAAATAATGTTGGTTGAATATCCGATGTCCCATTTAAACGAACTGAAAATGTATATCCTTTAGCAAAGGCATCGTTTCTAGCTTTATTAATTTCAGTTACTAACCAACCCATAAAGAACTCTCTATGCTCAAAGAACAATTTAGTTTTTTTGATACGAGCTTTGTTGATTGCATTTTTCTTAACATCAATTCTATTGTGTCCACTTTCAGTTAAACAAGCTTCTCTGCATTCAGCCGTTGAACCAGGACAAACATTGTAACCACTTTGTTCAGCAGGAGCAAGATACAAAATGTAAGTCATTTCATTGTACTTTAAACCTTTAGCAATTTTTGAACTACTTGCTACACTACCTAAATAAGATAAACCCGTTACCTTTTTAGCATTACCGATTGTTGTAAATTTCATTGTATTCATATTATAATTTTTTTATATACCAGTCCCTCATTGTTGGGATATACCCAAAGATACGACGATATTTTTGACTAACAATGCTATTTTTGAACTATTTTTAAAAGTTTTTATTGAGGATCAATCAGTTACGCATATGTTTTTTTCATATATAAAAAAAATCTAATAGACATAGATAACCCATTGAAAACCAATAAGTTATAACTTGTTGATAATCAATGAGTTGTGAAAATGGGTTAATATTACGATTTTTTGTAATATATTACCCTATTTTTGGGTTATTTTACCAAGAAATCTCCCAATCCTTAAATTCTGCTGCTAAACAATCTATCTTGTAATCTTTTCTACCACCATTAACTTCTTGTATCTTATTCTTTGCAGTATTTCTAATTCCGTTGATACCATGTGTTAATTCTAAATTGTTGCCATCTCTAATTCCCTTACGATAGTTTGATTCGTTGTGCCAAATATGTAAGTTCATTTGTGATAATACTACAATTGCTCTAATAGTTTCTGCGGTCACTACACTTTTATTCTCATCTAATAAAATTTGAATATCATTTACTATATCTTTAATTTCCTGTCCGTATTCTGCTTTATGTTCTGCAATAAATACTTCTTTTAATTGAACGATACTTAATCTATCAATTAATTCACTTAGGGTTGGTAAATACTTTCTTTCTGTCATATTGTTATGTTTTTTAAATAGTTTATTAATGTTTGTTGGTTATGTTTAATATCATCAATATACTGATAATACAATGTGTGTAATTCTTTATATGATAAGTTAGATAATTCGTTTACTTTATCACAAAATTGGTTTAAATCATATCCAACATTTGAATAGTATAATGGACAATCAAACTTAAATCCTAAATACTTTTTAAATTCCTCTAATGTATTTTCCGGTCCCCAAAAACAAAAGGGAACACCGAATAATAATGGTTTGTAAATCTTTTCGGAATAATGCAATAGATTTGTTCTATCGACATACGGATGAAATGGTGTATTACTACTAAATCCTTCAGTTATTATTTCAAAGTATACATTAAAGTAATGTGTAATGTTTGTATTAGGTGGTGAGAAATAGACAGGATTTTGTATACCTGTTATATTATTATCAAATGTACGTGCTATTTCATTACTACCATCCAATTCAATAGGTAGTATAGAATATGCATCTGAATTTTTGATGTATTCTAAATCATCCATAGATACCGAATATTGTGATGCTACAAATTCGTTATGTTCTAACGTCCAATTAAAACTAACCAAACCATCATTTAGGTTATTGTTTTTATATAATGATTCAAATATCTTAAACCTCTCCGTTCTAAGATGGTGATTTAAAAATAGATACTTCTTTAATCGTTTCTTTGTAGCTAAAACCTTTGTTTGTATTTCAAATATAGGATCAATTAATTCATCAAATTTATGTAATAATTGAAATGCATGTGTAGGAAAAAAGATATGTGATTTGTATTCGTTATTAACAATATTAACTGTCAATATTCTAAGTGTGAAACGAGCTAATCTCTTTTCTAATTCTTCTACTACACTTTTTTGAACATAACACTCAACTGATGTAAAATCTATTACTACTTTGTTGATGTTTATTTTTCTAATAAATTCCTCAATTAGATTAATGTTTGGATTTGGCGAATTATCCATTATGTGAATTACTAAGACATCTTCATCCTGTTTTAGTTTAATATGGTAATTATCTAACTGTGGTTGTTCATTGAAAACTAATTCACTATTTGGTTCATATTTAAAACATCTTACAATCATAATGAAAACAACTTAATAGTATCCTCTTTTTCTTTTTTAATTATGTGTAATAAGACGTTATAATTATACTCACAATTAAACCAAGTTTCATCTACTAATTCTCTTAATTGTTCTATATCCATTTCTGCTAATCTATCTAATATCTTTAGAAACTTATTAAATCTCCTCTCATAGAAAACTACCTTTGCATTATCCTCATGTCGTAACTCATCCATTATCTCGTTAAATTCAGTAGTATCATCTAATATATCAGCATCATATAATCCTGGAAATAGTTTGAATCCCATTTCCTCTAATCCTCTATATAGACCGGCTGAACCAAATACTAAAAATGGTTTCTTACATATAATAGGTCTAAATGTCTTTTCGGTAAGTGAACAAAAATCAACACCATCACTTAAGGTTTCTATTACAACATCTATCAATGCATTATTGTTCTTTTCAAAGTTTACCCACTTACAATTATAATAGTGTCCACCCTCTAATTCATTCTCAAATACTCTAACAGGAAACTGAAATTCATCATCTATATCTGGTAGTAATTTCTTTGCACCATCTCTTTCTCTGTCACTATATGTAATATACTTCTTTCCATCATCCCAATATCTAAAAAAGAAACTTGCTTCACACTTACTCATCATCCTATTATCCAATAAGTGCTTATACAAATGCATCCTAGCTTCTCTCGGTTGATTGTTGGTTGTATAAAAATGCTTTTCTGCTTTAGAACTATCTACTATGATATTTTCCTCCTCTATCTTTTCAATATTGTTCTCAATAAAGTAAGGTAAACATCCTAAGTTATATACCACATTAATATTACCCCAATCATGCGACCAGTTTTTACTAGCTATACTAATCCAAACCTTATCAATATGCTCACCAAAGAAATGGTTTAATTGTTGAACTAATCCTGGCACAGGACCAGCGACAGTAAGAAAGTCCATATCCTCACCATAGAATATGAACTTCTTTATAACACCGGTCCTAAGTTTATGTAATATATCCTTACTCTTATCTAAATTGATAAAGTGAGGTATTGCAGATGAAATTGATTCAGTATAAAATAAACAATATACTTCCTCATCCTCTATAAATTCTATATCTCCGTATTTCTGAACTGAAAATATAAATTGTTTCATGTGACCTTGTCGGATATATGATTCTCTACTTTCCGTTGAGTAGAGATCTAAATCCTTAATGCCAAAGTCACCTCTTATTTCTGAAAACTTAATCTTTAACTGCATTCTTTTTATAGTAAGTATATAAATCTAATAAATCACCATCTACTTTTTCCATTGCCTCATTCCACAAATCTATACCGAATGTTTTAGTTAAATCTCTCCTCAATTTGTAAAGTATATTCTGCTCATCTTTGTTAGCTTCTAACTCCAACTTAATTGCTTTTATTCTTTTCATTTGAGATGCTTCTAACGAAACTTCAATCCTATTCTTTTCATCAGTTCCACCATAGTTATCGTATGTTTGTTGATATACTTTCTGAGCAGTATCTCTCATCTCTTTAGCTTCTGCAAACATATACGAATAATCATAATCACCATTCTGAATTTTTTGTGATAATGGATAATGTTCCGGTAAAGGATTCTTTTTCTTTCCTTTTGTCCACCATCTAAATCTATTGTAACCCATAATTATTTATTTTGGTATGCATCAAATGTCAATCTCCTAACATACAATTCATTCAACTTATTTCCTACTGATTCTGTAAATTCTTCATCACCTGTCACTTCCATAACCGCGGCAATTACATCTGCATAACAAAATCTATTATCGTATATTGAATTAATAGTTTCAATAGTTTCATTTGCCTTATGCTGCCAATACTCCTCATTCAATTTTTCTTGTGTTAGATATTGTTCATATACATAATCTTCATCATGTGTAACATCAATTGGTTCATTAGTTGATAGTTGTTGCTTGCTCATAATATTGTTTTAATGTTTGTTCTATAAATTGTATTGCTTCACTATCACCACCATAGGAATCATAGGATGTATATAATTTTACAAACTTTTCAATTCCATGTGTTTCTAATTCCCACATTACTGCTGAGATATTAGGTATGTGACAGTGATTAAATCCCATTATTTATTTCTCTTTTTAATTTTATCTGCCATTCTATTAAATGATTCACTATCATTTGCCTCTATAATCGGTTTTAAACTATCATACAACCCATCTGCGAACACTTCATCCGTTCCTCTATCCGTTTTACTTACTGCTTCTCCAATGTGAGAATATCGTTTAACATGCCAATTGCTTAAGGGTGCAGTATACTTCTTTAAATGTGCTGCTTTGGCATCTAAATAAGCAAACAATTCATCATCTGACATTTGTTTTAGTTCCTCATCTGTCTTATTAAATTCCATACTTAAATATACTAATAAATAATGTGATTAACAAAAAAAGGGGAACATTTCTGTCCCCCTTTGTTTCTATTGAATTGGATGTGTATATAATTTTCCTTTACTGTCAATATTACCAATAAGTATATTCATATTCTTACCGATATTCTTTGCTAAAGTTTTAGTATTATACATGCCCATTGTATTTTTCTTATCCCAATCCTCTGCTTTAGTATATCCATATGCTACAAACCATTGTGTCATATCATCATTTGCTTCAACAAATAGATAAAATCCACTTTTAATATTGTTTGCTTTACATGTCCAATCTTTACTACCTAAGATTCTTGTTTTAACATCAATTTCAAGTCCAATACCGGTACTTAATAAATCATATGTCATATTATCATATGCTTCCCATGAATGGTCTGGGTTTGCATCATTCATAATGTGTTTAAATGAATGAACAATTGCTTCATGTAATAATCCACCTCTAATATTAGTTTGAATTAAGTTTAAGAAATCATGATTTAAACCATTCGTCATTAGTTTTACTTCATTCAATTCAAACATTAATCCCGCTACTGCATTTAGGATTTTTTTCATAATTTGTTTATCTACTAATCCAAATCCTGCAGGATTTGCTTTCTTTGTTTTAGCTTGTTGCTTTCTCTTTTGTAAAAGTTCTTTATAAGCTGGTATAACTGTCTTTTTTAATATTAACAATTTGTCATACATTTCTGGCCATTCGGTTTGTACCGCCTGAAACTTATCATACAAATCCTGTGTTAATCCAGTCATTGTAAGTGCTTTATTAAAATTATCAATTGATAATGGTTTACCAAATTTCTTTTTATGATCATCTTCTATTACCAGCATTTGTTTATACTGATTAATCTCCTTTTTCCTTTCAGTATCCATAATATTAGAGGATGCTGTATCGGTGTATTTGTCAAACCAATGTTCTGGACTATTTGTATATTCATCGTATGTAATATCCATTCTATCAATAATCGTTATTGGTATATGAGTTGCTCCCATACGTCTTAACACCTCTCGTCTTGTCATACCGGACTTAAAACATAGTGTCCCATCTTTAAACCTAAAGACAACAGGTATTTGTTCTAATCCAGTTTGTTCTATACTTTCTGCAAGTGTTGCATAATGATTAATTAATGCTTCTTGTGGAGTTTCACCTAATTCACGTGATGTATCTACATAAATCACTTGTCCTGGATTATCCAATACTTCATTAATGTCTACCAATTCATAACTCCCTATTGGAGCAGTTATTTTAGGAATAATTGGTTCTCCCTTTTTACCACCTGTCAGTTGCCTAATGGATACAGGTCCGGTTTTTTTGGTTTTAGCCATGTTTATAATTCAATTTTTATAGTGGTGTCTCCACTTCGTTTTAAAAAAAATCTTTATATATTTTGTTCTTTGTATAATTTTAAATACTTGTCACTCATTTTTTTGTAGTTCATTCTAAAATTAGGTGGCATCGCTTCATAAATAGCTTTGTTACTATATGGTGCGTTGCCTGGTCTACTCCATCTCTTTGAGTATCTCATATAATTGTAGAACTGAATATATGCGTTTGCTTTTTTAATGTAATCGTTAAGGTCTACCGGTAGTTGCCATTTTTTAATTAGTTTTACTGCACGTTTCTCATTATCCAATTCTAAATCTCTACTCCATTCTATTGCTTTCTTAACACTACGAATTTTCTTACCACCTAACCAATCATCTAAATTTGTCACTCCAGTCGAGCCGGTTTTCCATATGTTAGTGCTCTTATCTTGCCATTGTGTTAGATGTGCGTATTCGTGTACTAATATACCCAACCAATCTTTACTTTTACCTGCTACTACTAATTTCATAGTTTCTTCACAAAAGTAACCACTACATCTTATATTGCCACTTAATACCAAATACTTTACAGGACGAACATCATATTTAATACCTACTTCTTTACAATGTCCTTTCACATGATTAATGAATGCCGTTACGTTTTTAGTTAATGCCATTGTGTTTGTTTAGTTATTAAAAGGGTTTCTCATTTCAGGCCAAAAGTCTTCATCTTCAGTACCTGCGATTTCATTCGTGTCACTATAACGATACTTTTCAATTTCACCATCATAGTAAACCTGTCTACCTGTTTCTTCATCTACATATTCTAATTCACCTTCCATTAGGTCCTCATTTTCACCTTTCACTTCGTATATACCACAAAAGTTCATACTGGGTTCTTCAAAGGTCAAAGTAAATTGTAATGCAGGAAATGCTTTTGCTACATATTGAACCCAAGCAATATTAGGTGCCCATGCTGTATCGTATTCTACTACAAATAATTCATCCGTATCATCACATATACAACTTTCTGCTGCATCCCATTTAGTACCCCACTTATCTACTCTCCAATTATACCAGTCAGTATATCCATACTTTTCTTTAATTTCTTCTATCTTCTTTTCAAATTCCAACTTACCTTCAACATCCAGTTCGTCACCACGCCACATTGCAGGTGATGTTTGTTCTAATAATTCCGTTGGAGTAGGATATAAAACTTCCATAGTAAAATTCAGTTCACTACTTTTCTCCGGTTTAACTAATGTAAGTTCTTTGAATTTGTTAATCTCATGTTTATCACCACTTACTGTCAATCTATTTAAGCACCAATTCGGCATATGTTTATGTTTTAAAATTAAAAAAATGATAGGGATGCAGAATGCACCCCTATCGAGTTAATATTGGGTAGAGCCAGTTATGAGTATGAGTATGAACTCTACCCTCATAACATATCTACCACACTATCGTATCATCATTAGCATCTTCTGTCACTTCGTTGAATAACTTTTCACCATCATTCTCGTCACGGATGTATTTTTGAACTAATTGTTTAATATATGTACGTTCACTATCCATACCACCATCTTGCGAATAGAATGGAAAGATTGCTACTTCTGCTGCTTCTAATAAGTTGAAACCATCATATAACAAACCTGCCATCTCTACTGAAATACGAGTAGATACTGCCGTTGTTAATTTACCAACCTCACTTTTTACTTGGTCACGTGTGTGAGATGCAATTTCAGCTACTGCTTTCAAATCCTCTTGATTGGTATCAGGATACAACATATTTAATAACTGATATTCTTGATCTGCGTTTAGTGTATCTACCTCAATAGTTACAAAACGGTCTAACAACGCTCTATCCATAACACGTGTTGCAGTATATTCCGAGCCGATATTCGCGGTTGCTACAAACGTAACACCTTTTGCTACCTCAACGATTGGTGAATTATCTTGCTCATCTAATCGTAAGTATCTTTGTGTTTGGTCTAATACCGTCATTAAGATATTAGCAGCTTCTGGATGTGCTCTACTCAACTCATCTAACAATACAACTGCATAAGGTGTCTTAATTGCTTTAATGAATGCTGATTCACTAAAGTATGTACCAGTCGATTTGTTAAAGTGTGTGTTACCAATCAAAGCTGCTCTCGGGTCTTGTGTAGCACCTAAGTTAAAGTAAAAGAAAGGGCGTTTCAATGCACTTACTAATGCTTTAGCTGCCATTGTTTTACCACTACCAGCCGGTCCTGTCATCATAATATTACGAGCTCTAACTGCTGAACGCAATAAGTATTTCCACTTTAATTCGTTCATAATTAAGTTAGCAGGTTTCAACTCCATACCGTCTTTGTGGATGAAATCAATAACATCTTTATGCTCCGTTGGATTTTCTACGATAGTTTCTGCGATATCCGTATTCATCGGCTTAACCAACATATCCGTATATTCTTGCATTTCTACCATACGATATGTTTTCACACCATTCTTATTGATGTGTCCTCTAATTGCTTTTCCGTTTGTATGTGCTCTCTTTCTCATTGAACTACCTACAATCGTTGAATCATCTGCAACTTCACCCATTGTATTAACAAGGTTGAAGCGAGATTTAATGTTGTCTACTTTGTAACACTCTTGTGTGTAACCGAACTCTGCGTTTTGCATTTTTTTACTCATAACTGAAATTTAATGTTTATTGTTTATTGTTTATATTTCTACTCATTTGATTATATCAAAGATACAACTTTTTTGCCAATCTACCAAATATATTTTTAAGTGGTTAGTAATCAACGAGTTATGCACCCCATTTTATTGTTATGCATAACTTGTTGATACTCAACCAGTTAGGTTTTTTGGTGTTTTTTACCCTTTTTTCATAAATAACTCGTTCAATGTCTTTGTAATTGGTACGATTTGTGTAACATCTATGAATCTACTGTCACTACCATACATTTGTTTGAATTTATCCTTTGAACTACTACCCCAACTACTACCACCACCCTCACTTACAAAGTAACTCATTACATTGATACCCATTTCTCTAATTTGGTTTACCATTTTCTTAGTATGCAGAACTGCATTTTGGCCACCATAACTTACCTGATCGTTTGAGAAGGTAGGCTCACCATCACATATGTTTAAGAAATAACTATCCATATCTTTTGTACTTTCTACAAAGTGTTTCATAATAGCTTGGAATGTTAAACCCTCAGGTGTTGTACCATTTGCTTGTAAAGCAGGGAACAATCTTTTTACTTTCTCAAACTTGTCAACTCTACTATCATACGCAATACATATGTAAGGTTTGTTACCCCAAGTACCTCTAATAGATACCTGCACATTCAAGTTACTAACCATTGAACCTGCTTTACAAATTGCAATTGCTAATGCCAATGAGTCATTCCAATTCCTACCACTCATACTACCACTACCATCAATAGTAATATGTAACATTACCTTTTTGAATTTATCTACTTCTTTGTGAGAGAATACATTTACATAATCATACCCCAATGCCGCTACCATTCTCTTATCAATTCTACCATTCTTTTGACGTGGATTGATTGTTTCTCTTTCCTCACTACGAACAGCAATTCTCTTACCTAAAATAGTACCCATTATAATACCTCTGCGTAATGTTTCCTCATTCCAGTTGTGAAACTTATTATCATAATCACTCCAATATGCAAATGGAAACTCTCTATCTTGCATCAATGATTCTGTCATTTTCTTAGAAACCATACATTGAACTACTGGAATATGTCCACCATTTTCCAATTTAGTATCACCTACATTTTCCATTGTAGTTCCACTCTTATCAATTTGGTCTAGTGTATCATTTTCTTTCTTAGTTAAGGCTTTCTTTTTAAGATTATTGTTTACGAAATCTTTTTGTTTCTTAATAGCTTTATCTAATTGTGCCTTAGCATTTTTAGATAATTTAACGCCTGTACATGAATTATCACCACTATCATCACCTTGTGTAATTTCAAAGTTTTCTCCCAAATCATCAATTTCTTGTGGTTCACCACCTTCACCTTCACCATTTCCATTTTGTGGTTTTTCGGATAACTCAATACTAATGTTTTTTAGAATAGTATTAGTAATCTTTTCTGCTACCTCTAATGAATCTTTAGTTGATTTTAACCTATTGATGTTTTTAAGGTCTAAGATTTGATAAATTTCTTTCAAACCTTTTAACTTACTAAGGTCACTATTGCTGTTTGTGATATTAATGATACGGAACATATACGATTGTAATGTTTCATCCGTATATTCATCACTTTGCAATCCCTTATCAATAGTAGTATCATAGAAATACTCATCATACAATGCTCTATAATAATCTCTATAACCTGGACAAGTATTGTAGATGTATTGATCAATCCTTCTATCCTCTACAAAGTTTACCAATGATTTAACTACATCAAATAAGTTATCTTTGTTTAGATGATATTCTACACTATCTAAATTTTGAGGGTCCTTACCAGCTGCAACTGCAAACTGATTGAACATATCTTTAGGTGCATTATACTTAGGCATCAATTCAAAGTCTGTAAGAACAATGTGTGATGCTTCGTGCAATGCTAAACCTACTGCAACGTCAAACTTATCAGGTTTAACCTCAGCTGATAATACTACGGATTTACCATCCGTATATGAATCACCTTTCTTAGCAAATGTAACAGGAATGTTTTTATTTGTAAGAATGTTTACAAAGTTAGAGATTGCTCTTTTGTGTGCGTTAAGTTTAAGTAACTCTGCCGTACTATTTTCTACTTTGGAAAGTTGTTGTGTTTTCCATTCACCACCACTCCAATAGGTAGTAGGAGTATCGTACTGGCTCCACTCATCTGCCCAAAATGAACTTGCAGATTTCTTTTTTTGTTTTGAATAACTACCTTTTGTAAGGTAATCTAATGTACCTGTTTTAAAACTGTCATACCAGCCCATACTCTTTATGTTTTAGTGTTTAATAAATATGAAGATAGTAGGGGAATTGAACCCCTACATGTTCCAAACTATCTTAGTTTATCTGCAAATTATGCAGAAATCTTAGCTCTTTGTGCTAATGTATTCAATCTTTGTGAATAGTACAAAGCTCTACTTAAATAATACGCTTTCTTTTGTTCAGAAGTTGTAGTGTTAGCGCTAGTTAATGCTTCGTTTAATTGGTTTGAAATAAATTCAAATTTAGACTTTAAAGTAGTCATACGTGTTTTTCCAGTTTTTAGTGTGGTGGCTCCACATTTGTTTAGAATTAAAAAGTTAAATATTATTAATTATGTTTCATACCTTTACAAACACCATACCCTTGTCTTTGTGACAACTTGTATAATCTATTTGCTTGTTCCATAGGCATAATTTGTATTTCGTTACCCGTCTTATGATTTGCAATTGCAACACCACCAACTCTTTGTGTAGTGGAACAATTAATACAAAAACGATAACCGAATTTAGTTAATCTCAATTCAGGCATTTTACCTAAACATTTGGGACAACTAATCATTTTAAGATTTTTTGGTAGTTTACTCATAACTGTCATATTAAAAGATTATATAATGTGTGTGTGGATATATCTTTATCAATTTGGATATATACCAAAGATACGACATTATTTTGAAACCGCCAAACTTTTTGGAAAGTTTTTTTAAAATCGTTGACAATCAATCATTTACACATTAGATTTTTTTCTAATATCGTAACTCATTGATAATCAACTAGTTATGAAAATGGGTGTTTTTTAGTGTAATTTTCCAATATAAAACGGATATTTTGACTTCCCACAGGATTTGCTGAATGTATTAGGTATTCTGGCATTGGTAAACCATTTTCACTACAATACTCAACCAACCACTTAGCACAGTCATATCCAGTCTTTTCGGTAAAGTGACCTTTTAATGGGTCAGGAGGATTTTCTCTACCACCATTATCAAAATAGTAGTTAATATGTTCCTCACCTAAATCGTGGTCAAATGATACGATATTAGGAATACCATTTAATGCTATTGTTTCTACAAATTCACTATAACATCTAACAATGTTCCATTTTAAATCATTGTATCTACTATCACCACTCTTTTTGAATGATTGAGAAGGCTCTCTAATATCATCTAAGTATAAATTGTAACTTTCTTGCATCTCTTTTTTCCATTTAATCATCTATTGTTACTCCTTTAATAAAAAAGGGGATAATTTCTTATCCCCTTTATAATTTACTTAACTTCTACTGCTTCAGTTGTTGGTGTTTCTACCACTGCTGCGGTTGAATCCGTTTGAACCGCTGTTGAATCAGTTTGAACTGCTGTTGAATCAGTTACTACTTCTGTTGTTGTTGCACCACCACAAGCTACTAAAGCTGCGATAGCGAAAATTGCTAACACTTTTTTCATGTTGTTTTTTTAGTTTTTAATTGTTTATAAGTCAAAGATATACTTTATTTTTGAAACTACCAAATTATTTAGTGGTTTTTTTCTTATTTGCTGATTTCTTTGGTTTTGCATCGGTTTTTACTACCTTAGCAACTTCAGCTACGATTTGTTTAGCTTTTTTAGTTTTAGCTTTAACATCATTTTTTAAATTAGTTGCTGTTTCTTTAACTTCTGCAACTTTTTCTTCAATTACATCAGGAATGTTATTATTGTTTAAATCCTGAATTTTTCCTTTTTTCATTAAAAGGTAAGTTAATGCACCCGCCACTGCTAATGCGATAACTATAATTACAAATGTACTCATTTTTTTGTGTTTTGTTTAATAATTAAATATAAGTATAACATAAAGATACGAAAGATTTATTGATTTTCCAAATATTTTAGGCCAAAAAATTCGTAATTCTTTATAACTGATTGATATTCACCGAGTTGTATTGCCTCATCCTCACTAGAAACAATGGCGTCAACAGGACATTCAGGTATACAAGCACTACAATCAATACAATCATTAGGGTTTATATACATTTGTATACCTTTAAGCCCCTTTTCCTTTGATTCTGCGAGCTCTTTCCCCGCACCGGTGGGATTGATAGGTCCATGAATACAATCCATAGGACAAACCGTTAAACACCCACCATCACATACATCCGTACATTTACTCGTTATTATAAAACTCATAATCCAATTGATTTGAAATCTATATCCGTAAATCCACCATCTCTTTTTACTGAAATACCAATTGCTCTATTAATCTCAGGTGTTAGTTTTTCGTTATTGTTTATAAGGTATCTTTCCTCTCTACCTATACCCATTACTAATTGATTAAAGTGAATACCTGCTAATTTCATTTGTTTAGTAGTACCCTCTCTCATTTCTTCAGGTCTTGCAGTAGTTAAAACAATATAATGGTCTGCTTCTTTCCATTCTTTGATTTTTTCTGCAACACCCGGTAGAACTTCTACTTTGTTTTCATCAAATTCATCAAAGGGAAACTGAAATACCAATGTACCATCAATGTCACAAAATATTGTTTTTCTATTATTCTTCGCCATATAGTGAGAATTTCTTTGTAGGTTTTTCTACTTCTTCTTGTTTGATAATTTCAACCGTCCCTTTACGAGCATCCATAAAGAATTGTGTATCTCCTCTAAATTGATACCAAGCTTCTAATGCATCGGTAAGAGATGGGTATACTGCCGAATTTTTACCATCCGCCATTACCCATCTATCACCAGGTGGAACTCTTTTAAGAACTTGTATTTTTTGTTCTTTAATTTCCTTTTCCATTATTCAGCAGTTACTACTTCAATAATTTTACTTTCTTTTGCACCTGTCACTTCGTAATCTACATTGATTGCCGCATCGGTGAATAATTTAACTACTCTAGCTTCTGCTTCAGTTACACTCATTGCATCTACTAAATAATTTTCTTTTGTTTTCTTTACTTTACTTACACCCTTACCATTATCTACTTCGTGGTGCATTGTAACTTGTACTTCATAATACTTTGCCATAACTTTATTGTTTTTGTTTATAATTAAAGATAACTTAAATTTCTGAATTTTCCAAATCTTATTTACTAAATTTCTTCATCTTCAATTTCAATATCTTCTACTTCATTATCATCTTCATCGCCTGTAATACCCTGTTCTACAAATTGTCCGTTTTTAGGTATCTTTCTCTTACCTATCAATAGAAAGAAACAATTATAACATAAGAACCTTAGATTCTCTATTCTATGATTTGTCCAATCACCATCTAAAAAATCTAATAGTAAAGGTGATTTTCCATCCGTAATTCTAACCTCATCAAATCCACAACAAGTACATTCAGTAGGGAACACACCATTTTTTAACAATCGTTTCTTTAATTTGATAATAGGATAATGTGGATACATCCCTTGTAAGATATCTGCCAATGGATATTTACCTACATTCAAATTCAACCTGCGTTCAATCGGTATATTTGCAGGATTATAATTTACATCAAATATATCGTATAGTTTTGCATACTTCTTATATGTGTTATACGATACTCCCAATGTTCTAGCTGTTTCGAATGCCGAACGTGATTTTGATTGTGCTTCTTTAATTTCCGTCTCTAACAACGGTCTTGCACCTAATCCTCTTTTAGTTGTGCCAGTTGACCAACTTTTTCCCTTTCTTTTTTTTGGTGTTTCATCCAAATTGGGAAAGAAACCTTCATTTTCCATAAAACTTATTTAAACTTCAACCCAGTCAATTTTTCTACATCAACTAAGTCAACTTTATTATTATTTATTCCATCCGGATTTGATAAATCGTTCTCAAATATAAATGCCATCCATTCATTTGATTTCTTAGTGTATACCACTTTCCAACATTGTTTAGGAACTGCTACTTTACCTATTCTTTTAATCTCACCTACATTTCCTGCCCATATGTGAACTGAGTCTTGCTTAGATGCAATTTCTCTTGTTAGGGTTTCCAATGATTTCCAATCACCTGCATTTAATCTATGGTATTGTGCTGCCATATTTGAATAATAGAAACACTCATCCTGAACTTGCTGAGTTTGGCATTGGTTACTCTTTGCCGGCATCAAATGACCTCTATCGAATCCACTACCTACATAATCCTGTCCAATATTAGTTTCATTTGGTAATTGTGGATCTGGTTTAAAGTTATCCTTTCTAGCTAATGGTTTTTCACATGCTACTTTTGCTTTTGTTTCCCACCACTCCACCATTACAGGATATTTCTTTGATTTACTAAAGTGTGATGTGTAGTTTGTATGTTTTAATACTACGATGTCTTGTGCTTTACTACCAATTAAGATTAATGTAAACGCGATTAATGTAAGTAATTTTTTCATACATATAAATATATACGAATATAAAAAAACCCCCACTTATTAGGTGAGGGTTTGAGTATATTTGACTGCGTAATCTTATTTACCGAAGATGTAACGGATACCTAATTGTGCAGACCATACATCAAATACCGATGAGTTGTACTGATAACTATCTCTAGCTAAAATAGTAGAACCATCTGTTAATCTTTGTGTTGCCAATCTAAATGTTGGAACATTTGTAACCGCATCTCTGCTTACAAAGTTCAAAATTTGAGGTGCCGTAGCTCTTTGTGAAACACCAAACTTATTATCAATCATATTACCAAAGTTTAAGATGTCCGCTCTGATTTGGAAAGCATTTCTCTTTCCACCAATCTTAACAAATACATCTTGTGCTACCGATAAATCAAATCTATGTAAGTAAGGTAATAAACCACCATTTCTTTCAGCGTATTGACCTCTACGAGTTGATAAGTATTTATCTTGTCCGATAAACTTATCAAATGCAGCTTGTTGTTCTGCTTCAGTAAATGTTTTACCACCTGCAGTTAAACTTGCAAATCTAATATCCGAACCCTTCATTGGAACGAAAATTAAATCGTTGTTGTTTACTCTATCACCATTTAAATCACCCGCTGCGATATAAGAATATGGATTACCTTGTTGTCCTACATAACCTAATGTAAATGTAGTTGCTCCACCATATTTAGAACCATATTCAATTCTATATCCTAATAAACCTACGAATCTATTTTTAACAAATGCGTCTGCAAATGATAATCCTAAATCGTTATTACCATTAACTGATAATGCTGATTGCCAACTACCACTAGCGATTGAACCTGCACTCATAAAGTCTTTTGAGTTAGCAGTTGTCCAAGCGAATGAACCCCAGAAACCTTTTTGATATGGTTTCTCTAATTTCAATGTCAATGATTCGTGGTATGCACCATTCTTACTCGTAAGAACTGCTGCTCTACTCACATTGTTATTTACTCTTACAGTTGCATCACTTCCACCGAAACGAGGTCTGTTATCTACACCACCCAAAGTTCCTACTGGATTTCTTAGGTTAGCTTCATAGTAATGAACTGCGTTTATTGTTTTGTTGTATAAGTATTCTGCCGTTGCTACTAATCCGAAGAATGGTAACTTTTGGTCTACCGCCAAATTGGTTTTCCAAACTTGTGGGAATTTGTAGTTAGGGTCAGTCAATGCTAAATCAAATGTTGATGGTAAAGTTGGAGTTGATGGGATAAAATATTTGTTAGGGTCAGCAGTAAAACCATAAGGTGCAGCTGCAGTACCACTTACATCAATAAATCCAGTTAACACACCATTGTTACCGATTTGGTTAGATAAGAATACATACGGAGGACGACCAGTGAATACACCGGTACCACCTCTAAATTGTGTTTTCTTTTCACCTTTTAAGTCATAGTTGAAACCTAATCTTGGTTCAAAAAGGACTTGTGTTTTAGGCATTACACCTGTATTCCACTTTTCACCATTTGCAAAAGTCATTGCAGTGATTGCTGGATTTTCTAATGCGCTGTTTTCAAAATCAATAATGTTTGCTCTAATACCAAAAGTCAATTTTAAATCTTTAGTTGCGTTATATTCGTCTTGTAAATATAAATCAGTTCTATAAGATCTTAAAGTTTGCATTGGTTCAATTGCTCCTGGCAACGCCGAATAACGGAATTGGAAACGAGCTGGTGCAAACGCAGATGGTTTACCACCATTTGCTAATGATTGATTAGCTGCAGTATAGAAATCAGCTAAGCTATTGAAAATATAAACACCATTTGATGCTGGGAAGAATAAGTTATTAGATTCATAACTTTGGAAATTGAAACCACTTACGATTGTATGTTTACCTAAATACTTTGTTAAGTTATTAGTAACATTGATTGTAGAGTAGTCTAATTTGTTACCCGGAGTGAATGGGTCAAATCCTACTGATGTTAATGTAGTAGAACCTTCTTTAATGTCAATCGTTGGGAACATTTGAGATAAATAACCTCTGTTCTCAATTTGTTTATCATACGATACAATTAAGTTATTGTATAATGTATTTGAAATCTTAGAGTTTAATTCTAATACTGCCGAACGAGTGTTATCCTGAATAGTATATCCACTATTTTGGAAAGACATTGCGTTGATGTTTTGCGTTCTATTACCAAAACCTGCAGATTGTGAATTTGAAATACCAATTTGTGCTTCTGAATTATGGTATACATAACGAGCAGTTAATTTGTTCTTATCGTTAATATTCCAATCAACACGAACTAAAAATTTATTAGATGTGTTGGTATTAGAATATCCTTCAAATGGACCTGTTTCGTAATTAAACTTATCTTTCATAAATTTAGAAAGGTCAGTTAATTGTTGGAAAGTTGGTCTACTTACTTGTGAACCGGTTAAAGGAGAACCCGATGAAATCCAAGTTGTACCTGGTTCAGTTTTCTCAATTGATTCGTAGTTACCAAAGATAAATAATTTGTTCTTAATGATTGGTGCTCCTAAACGGAAACCTTGTACCTTCTCATCAAATTTAGATGCAGTTACTTTTGTTCCTCTTGCATTATCACCAACATAACGAGAACTATTATCTCTTTGTGTTTGATATACCGAACCTTCAATTTCATTTGTACCACTTCTTGTTACCGCATTGATACCTGCACCAGTAAACCCAGACTGACGGATATCAAATGGAGCAACATTCACTTGTAATTGGTCAATCGCATCCAATGAAATAGCACTTGCACCGGTTCTACCACCCGCTTGTGCAGATGAACCTAATCCAAAGTTGTTATTAAATTGAGAACCATCGATTGTGAAGTTGTTCAAACGAGAATCTTGTGCTCCAAATGAAGAACCATCACCGAATGGATTGTATTTAGTAATACCATTGATTGTTCTAGCTCCTGTAATTGGAATAGTTTGTAACTCTCTACGAGTAAATTGTTGTGCTGCTCCTGTCTTTTCTTTTGAGAATAATCCAGATTTTGTTCCAGTCACAACTACTTCTTTAAGAGTTGATTTCTCATCTACTAATGTAAAGTTCACATTTGTAGTTACACCCAATTGAGCGTTTACATCTGTTTCTTCACCTTTTCTAAATCCAACAAATGAAGCATGTAATGTGTATGGGCCACCTACTCTTACTGCAGGTAATGCATAAACACCATTCTTATTTGTTACGGTTTTGTACTGAGTACCTGTTGGAGTGTGAACTACATGTATTGTAGCACCTACCAACACTTCTTGCTTTTCGTTCTTAACTACACCAGAAATAGAGGATGTGGTAACTTGACCGAATCCCATTAAAACTGATACTGAAAGGAACAACGATAAAATCGCTTTTTTCATGTTTGTTTTTGTGTTTTGGTTTAAAAATAAAAAGGGGTGGAGATATTACTTTCCACCCCCATTGGGTTTACTTACTGTTTTTCGTCTCTTCAACTGATGCTTGTCGGTAATCTGTAACTAACTTCTTTAAGTCGCCGATATACGTTCGTGCATTCTTTTGAGATACTTTTGTTGTCTTGTTGTGCTCTTCTTCAAATTTTACGAACAACGATTTCATTGTTTCGAAAATTTCTTGTTTTTTACTTCCCATAAACTTTCTTTTAATTTAAAAAATATGTAACCGAATTCGTAAATAACTATAATATATACGAACCATTTATACCATAAAGATACTGACAATTTTTCAGTTTTCCAAATATTTTAGGACTTATTTTCAAAGTACTGTCTGCGTACCTTTGCACCCAATTCTGCATCGTTAGGTGTATCAATGATAGTTCTCTCATCTATTGTGATAAGACTCCTAGATTTACCTGTATAACAATGCCAACATAATTGTCCTGCACCTTCTACATAACCTATTCTAAAATCTATATGTGTACTTTTTAATGTAGTAGTTTCTTTACCACATTGAATACATGTTTCATAAATAGATTCACCCTGTCCATCTACTTTTGGAAAATTGATTTCTAATTGTTCATATTTAGGTGTTTCTATTTCGTAAGAACCACCCATATCATGTCCTACCGATTTTACTAATCCATCATCTCCGATGTTTAGTGTTACATGCTGTTGTCCCATAATTTTTGTTTTATTATAAAGTTTTAAAAATTGATTCTGCTATTAATTTGTGTCCTTCTAAATTCATATGTTGATCATTTCTACAATTTGGATGAAATGTTTCTTGTATTGTTAGTTTAGATTTTGAGTATACAATATCTCTTAATGTTTTATATTCTTTATCTTTATAATTAAATGTGATTATTTTATCTTTAAAATATTCATCTAATCTAAGATATTCATCCAATTCGTTTTCCCAACTAAATACTCTTATCTTTATATTTGGTTTTTTTTGTTCTATTGTTTTAAATACATTTTTAAATTTGTTAATAGTTTGCTCACATAAAATTTTTGTATAATCATCAAATGTTAAATCATCTTTTAAATATGTTTTAATATACTCATCTACATTTGTAACCATATTAAGCTGTGGATATACTTTATTATTTATTAATAGTTCATCTCTGTATATGTTAGTAAACTGAATTACAATATAATCTATTTCATCTAATCTTGTATATGTTTCTCTATTATACCCAACTCTATCCTTTATTTTTATTTCGTTATCATTTATACTTAATAATCGTAATTCTTTATATATTCCATCGTTTGATCCTCCATTTTTAGATGAATTTACATCTACACTACCTAATAAATCTGCTAATAGTTTGGAATATCTATTATTTTGAATAAACCTATATTGAACATGTGTTAGTTCTTCATAATCAAACATATGTTGTTTTGGTATAGTAACCGATTTTAAATTAGAAAAGAATTGTAATCCTTCTCCAAATGTAAACGAACATCCTCTACACCAAATCGCTCCCATTATTCAGTTTCACTTTGTAAATATTCATCAAATTGTTTAGCCGCCGTAGGATTTACTTCGTACAGGTGTTCTAAACTTAATTCATATCTACCATTCTGTGTTTTTAACATAAAATTTTCAGTAGCCAAACTATCAATTGTAGTAGATGTAGTTATTTTATTCACTTCACTTCTCAATTTTGCTAATTCTTTTTGTTGATAATAACATATCAATAATACTGATACTGCACCTGTTCCAACAATTGCTTTCTGATACTTTTGTATAAATTCTTTCATATTACTTTTTTTTAAACAAATCTTTTAATCGTTTTCCTTTCTTAATAATTCTACCATTTTCATCCATCATTGGTGCAGTATACATTTCATATCCTAACCAAATAAATGTTCCAATTATTCCTAATATTAGATATTGTATTATTTCCATATTTGATACCATTTTTTCTTTTGTTTTTCTGGAGGTGTAAAAGGTTGTGTGTTATCCCAAATATTTACGATTCCACCATAACGAATTTGTAACATTTGCAAAAACATCTGATGGTATGGTTGTGGTATTTTATCAAAATCTGCTTTAATTTCTACATTTAGTGTAATACTCTTTCCTTCTCCGGTCATCAATCTTAATTGATCATTCATTGATACGACCGTAGAACTTTTTACCATAAGATGCTTTCCATCTCCGATATGAAATTCTCCTTCTTTTTGTTTCGGTGCCATAGTTTATTTAATATTATACTCAAATATATTAAAAAAAATAGAAACTACCAAATAAATTAAGGTTTTATATTTTGCATATCCGATATTTCTTTATTAATTTTAATTTTCCAATCAAATTTTTTGAGTAAATTACCTAATGCAATTTTTTCTTTTTCTATTTCAATCATAAATCTATGCCATAACATTGGATGCTTTTCTTTGCACAAATTTTCTAGCTCTTCTTTTGTAATATAACTATCAAATGAATATTTTTCTTTAGAAAAATTAAGTGGTCTAAGTGTTTGAATTCTAAAAAATTCAGTTAAATCATTTAATTCTATAAACGAAATGATATCATCTTCTGTATTTTCTAAAATCCTTTCTAATACTCTATAATAGTGTGTATAAAAATGGTTATTATTTGTCATATTTGCACCTAAGTCATCCGTTGATTTATTAGCTTGTGTAGATGCATATCCAGTTTGAATTGCACTTATAAATGCATCATATGGATTTCTATATACAAAATAACTCTCTTGTTTTTTTAATATTTGTATTTTTTTTAATTTTATTGTTTTTGTAGATTTTGGATTATCAATAAAATCAAACAATTCATTAGTTAGGTCATCTTCAAATTTTTGTATTACGTGTACTGTACTAATTCGTTTTTTTTCAACTGGATTGTTATCTGATAAAAAACGAGTACCGTGTTTAAGAGGTGCAATCACTTTAAAATCTGGTACTATATCACTATTATACTTAAAAATAATTACTTCTGTCATTTATATTTTTTATAATTTGTTCTGTAATTAATTTAGTTCCTCTTAAAGAATTATGTTCATCTTGTAATTTTCCATGTGTATCATTTGTAATCGTTGCTTTTTCATAATCTCTATAATATTCCATCATAGATGTTATATTTTGTTTTTCAGTATGATTAAATTTTACAATGTGTGGATATACAAACTTATTTAATATATCATCAATTCTATCTTCGTTTATATATTTTGAAGTCTCAGTTGAATGGTTTTCAATTGGAAACTCATCTAATAATATTAAGTATTTTCCACCAACTTGATTTATAAGAGATAACAAACCAACCATTGAATGTAAATCCTCTATAAACTGAATTTCTTCTGAAAAGAAGTTAGGTGAATATTCATTTATCATTAATCTATGAATATAAGGATCCATTCCATCAAAATTATCAAAATTAGAAGTATAATTTACATATCTATTTTGAATTGGTATATAAATTTCGTTTCTAACTCCAATAGGCCATTCTAATATAAACAAAGTATCCGTTGCACATTCGTAATTATTAATAATCCAATTGTATGTTTTTCTTACTACTCTTTGTAATGAACCACCATATATCGATTCATCTATAACTTCTTTATTATTATAATGTTCTTTTAATCTACCCGCTATATTATATTTTTGTCTAACCCAATCATAATTATTAAATTGAGTGGGTCCGTTCCAATGAACCCCATGTGATGTATCTATATCTTTTGTTTCTTCAAAATACGGGAATGTAATAGGATTAGAATGATTCATACCCCACATAAAAGAACAACCATTTAGATATATTTTTTTAAAAGACATCTTTTGATTTTAAAAAGTTATGTAATTTTTTAGCGTAAAGTTTATTATGCAATGGTCCGGCGTGTGTTTTTTCCGCAGACTTATCTAAAAAATTATCGTATTCACCATCAAATCTATTATCTTCTTTTATGGTACTATCATTTAAAAAACTACCATTCCAAAAGAAAGGTGTATTATTAGCTTTTAAAAAATTACTAATTAATAAATGATTCTTATACCAATTAATCATATCGTTTTCATCATGTGATATTTTTAAATACGATTGATGTTCATCTTTACCCACTTCATCATTTTTAAAATATCCCCAAGGATTAACATGAAAAGGTTGTAAATCACCTTTCTTTGTGTAATATTCTTTTCTAGTAGGATATGTATACATTACCAATACAATATCAGGTCTAAATGTCTTAAACATTGTTAGTATTGTTCTTGCTATATAATCGTTACTTCTACCACCAAATCCAGCATTTAAATCTACACCATTTGGTATGAGTTTTGATAATTGATGTGACCAAGTTTCCCCATCACTTACACCAACACCCTCAGTATGTGAATCACCTACTGATAATATTCTTACCCCACCTTTGTAAATAGAATCACCCCTATATCCTAATTCGTTATAGGTATATGTACATGTTCCACTTTCATCATTTCCAGATGTGGTATGAACTGAATTAATTCTTTCTGTTAAATTCCAAATGGGTTCGGTAGTTACTTCGAATGCTTCTTTTTTCCAAAACCTTAATGATTTCATATAACTAATTTACTAAATAAAACCCATACTACCAAATTAAAGTCTAGCTAATTGTATTCTAAACTTTACTTCTGGATACTCTCTCTCTAATTTTTGTACCGCTGCTATATTTTTTGGAGAATCATCAATAAAGAATACATCATCATATCCTTTCTTAATCATATCTTCTATGTATTTTGCTTTCTTTTGTGGGTCACTATCACCTAATGCAACTACATATACACTTCCTAATCCGATATCTTTTAAATATTCTTTAACTGGTTTATATGCGGCTCTTGCTGTTAATATAGTTACCTTGCGTTGTCCTTCACCTTCTACAAATCTTTTTAATAATTTAGTGTAACCAACAATCATTTCTGGTTTGTTCACTTTTTCAAAATCTTTGTAATCAAACTCATCACCTGCCTTTTTTACATATACTGCATATTGACCAGGAGTTAATTTAGATTTTTTGCCGTCTTTGTGTGTAACATGTATAAACGATTTAGTTTTGACAAGTGTATCATCAAAATCAAATATTCTTAATTTCTTATCTTCGTTTAATAAATCTTTTAATAAAATCATTATCCGTTTAATTGTTGCTTTTTAGTTTTTGGTAGTGCCTTTTCTAACTTATCATTTTCTTTAGTAAGAAATTCAACTTTTACAGATAGAGCTGCTACTTCTTTAGTAAGAGCCAATACCATATTTCTAAGGTCATCTTTTTCTTTTGAGGAAGCTTCTAATAGAGCTTCTAATTTAGAGATACGGTCTTTACAATCGTGTCTGATAAACTCATCATCTCTTTCTTTATTTAGTGCTCTCTTTTCGTAGTATCTCCAAGCACCTGTTCCACCTAGTACGGTTATTGCCGTAATTAAAACTGAATATATATTTTCCATAAATATAAATATTAGATTGTTCTATATAACGGATGTTTTAATATATTTTGATATACCGATTCCGCTACAATTTCATGTGCTTTAAAATTAGGATGTTCATCATCTGTAATGTTAATATCATCACAAATTCTTAATTTAGTATTTTTAACAAAATTAAAAATATTAGAATATCTTATTTCATTATGATTGATAATTACAAATGAATTTTTAGGAAAACTTAAAAGTGAACTATCATATGAATCATAATATGATAATATTTGTAAAATTATTCCTTTACTTGTAAGATAATGATTTAATTCAGTTAATTTATCAATAAAATACCTAGTGTGATTTATTTTCCATTGACATTGATCATATGTGTATAATTCTATATCTTTATCTAATTTTTCGGTAAAATCGGTTTTATCTATACTATCATCTAATGTAGATAATAATTTATTTTTTGAATCAATAAATGTATTATAATTTGTAATATCTAAATAATAGATAACATCATTGTATATAAAAAAATCTCTTTCTGGATTTATTAATTGAAACAAAACAATTTTTACATTTGAATTAGTTTCTAATAAAGTTTTAATTTCTGCTATTGAATCTAAAAATGAATTATAATAACCGGATGTACCTACTATACTACTTTCTCCATCAAATTTTTTAGCCAATAATGAACTATACGAATTTTTAATATTAGTTTCGTTATCAATTGGTTCTAAATCAAAAAATGTAAGTTCTTTATTATTTTTAAATCGTTCGTAAAAATGTAATCCTGAACCAAATGTGAATGAGGTTCCTGCTGCAATTACCTTAACCATAACCTTATTTTAATGTCAATAAGTATTTTGTTTTATTTAAGTTTCCGATAATTTCATCTCTTAAATTTAACAAATCAGTATCTTCTTTTGGTAGTACTTCACCTAATTTAATGGATTCTTCAATATACTTATCTATTGTTGTAATAATTTCTTTATCATTTAAATTTACGAATGTGTGAGTTATACCACTAGAATCTGGTCTACCATATTTACCCATTGCTGTTTCGGTAAATTCATCTAATTGAGTTGATATAAAATCATACAATTCACCTAATGCCTGATGTTTAGAATATATTTTAGTTTGCCAATGCCATATTTTAACTTGTGATTGAAACTGCATTAAATTAAAAATGTATACTTCTAATTCTTTATTTTCCATTAGATTTATTGTTAGGGTCGTTAGTTACGAAATTGTCTTTATTATTTGCATCACCTTCTACTTCATGATAGTTTTGTGCTACCTGATTTAGAAAACTATTTGCTTGTGAGATATGGTCTTGTATCCATCCTGGAATATCTTTTTCATTTATTCCAATCTTTCCCATTATTTCTTGTGAGTTTCTTGCTATAGCCTGTAATGCATTTCTTGCCATAGATACTTCATGATCTCCTTCACCACCTTCATCTACAAAATCACTTACTTCTTTTACATTTTGTTTTTTAACTTCATTGTAATAGAATTCTTTTATGCTGTTGTATACTTGCTCATCTCTATTCTCACCCATTCTCCAACCACCACCTTTCTTTTCATACATCTTAACTCTTTCTGCCATCCCTCTGCCTTCACATACTTTACCGGTTGCTTTCCACAAAATTTCATTTGTAGGTTTTGGTAATTTACTTTCCACTCTTGCTGGATTAACTACGATTGCAGATACTAAATCATCAGTTTCACTATCATAACTAGATTCCACTACTTTGTTAGGTAATCCTTTATGTTTTGTGGATGCAAAATCTTTTGCTGATTTCTTACTCATATCTTTAGCTACTTTTGCTACTTCTGGACTAGATGGTTCTTCACCTTTTTGTGCGGCGTGAACCATTCCCATAAATTTTTGTTGTGCTTTACTTACTGCTGGCATATTATTTTTCCTCTAATATATAAATATAAGATTAATTTACTTTAATTAAATCGTTTTGATATTCTATTAATGATTTTATATACAAATTAAAAATATCGTATTTCATACTACCCACTTCTCCACTTTGTTTTAAAATATGTGGTAATTGAAATAAAAATCCTATATTTTCATTAGTTAGTTGCTCTGCATTTAATGTAACAAAAATATCATTGGTAAGTTCATCATTAATATCTTTTAATTTACTAACACCTTCAACTTTACCTAAATTGTTAGTGTATATTGTTGTAAAGTATGGTTCTAAAAATATAACTAAATCCATTGATGCGTTATTAATGATTAAACCAATATTATATTTAGGTGCTACAATTGGATATTGAAATTCATTATATAATGGAGTAGTTCCCCATTTACGAATAAACTTCTTTGTATTTTCTGCTGCTAATGCATTCCAACTTTCCGATTTTGTTTGTAAGTTTTCAGTTGAGATCGCGTGTTCAAATTGTCCACCTCTACATGTCAAATGATATACCATTGAGTTCCATGGTTGAACGAAATCAAATCCATTTAATAAAAAACGATTGAATAGGTCTCTATCTTCACTATGTGAGTTTAGGGTTTCATCATGTCCACCAACTTCCCAATAATCTTTTGTGTGAATTAACCAAGGTGCAAATACACCTTTTGTAATTTTATCATTATCCAAATTGTTTTCTACAAA